ATGGCCAATCTTTCGACGCACGACTGGACCGATGCCCGCATCAATGTCGCGGACGCTCCCTTGCAGGCGATCCCGTTCGGGCGCTGGGTTCTCGAACAGACCAGCCGGGGCGGGTTCCTCGGGCAGCTGGCCACGATCGCAAAGTCGGACCGGGGTTTTCCCAAGGAAGGCGGGCCCGATGCGGTGCGCAAGCGGCTGGGCGACACCGGCGCGGATCCGGAGATGTTCGACGCTGTAGACGACGCTGAACTGGACTGGTCGACACTGTGATCGGCGCAGCCTATCCGGGCCGGAACGACAACGGCCCGGCTATGCCAGCATGGCAGCAGGTCGAGCATGCCACGGCGATACTCAGGCGTTTTCAGGACCGTCCGCCTACCGATACCGAAATACGCTGGGCGCGGCGCTGTCTCATCGCCGCCCTGGCTGCACTGGAAGGACCATCACGATGACCGATCCGATGAGCGACGACGCGCTGATCGCGCTGGCTCAGCACCGCTTCGACCAGGCCGAACGCGGGGGTGCCGGACCCGATGATTGCCGGCAGCTGCGAGACATCTTCCCGGCCGTGCTGCAGCGCCTGCGCGAGAAAGTCGAGATTACCCGCGATCTGGTGATGATCGAGGAAATTGACTTGAACGACCGGGCGGCGGTTGCGCGGCTTCTGGCGGACAATCAGCGGCGTGATGACGAGCAGCTACAGCTTTCATTGCTGCACCTGTGACGATGGCCAATCGGTATCGCATCGCCACGTTTCGACGGCCGCGAGCCCCTTGGCGGGCCAGCGTCGAAGAAGCAATCGCCGACGCGGTCCGCCTGGACCTTGCATCGTGGGACGCCAGCCGCCGGGAATGGTTCCTGGCGGTGCCGGTCGAACTGCAGACCGACAGAAGCCGCGCGCAGGTGGCAGCATGAGCGCGAACGAAATTCGTGCGCAGTCAACCGCATCGGACGAAATTCGTACGAAGGATGCGGCGGACTGGATCTATGCCGGGGAACTGACGGCGCAACTCGGCGCGCATGCCGCCTGCGTCGTCGGCCAGCATATCCAACGCCTGAGTGAGGCTCGAGACTTCGCCGCCATGGACCATTGGCGCACGGTCTTCGCGAAGGTCGCAGTGTTGCTCTTCGCGCAGGCCGAGCAGCCGCTACACTGACGGGACGTGCGTGCCGGGCGCGACGGTGTATGGTTCGCTCGATGAGGCCGTTAATTCTTCTATGCGCGATGGCGCTGGCAAGTTGCGCGAGCAAGGCGGAGCGCGCCCAGGAGGATTACGAAAACCTTGTCGCCGACGGCGGCACACCGGCACAGGTGTGCGCCGCGGCGCAGCGTGTCGCTGAGACGTATGCGGAAAAGAACCAAGACGGCGCTGCCAGCCGCAGATGGCAAGACAGGGCTCGGGCAGCCTGCCTGCTCACCTACAGCCCAGAATAAACGATCGACTAGCATGACTGAGTGCAGACGCCCGAGATGCTAATGTTGCATCGCAGCGAGGGGCAGTCTCTGCGGCATAGAAGCCCCGGCCAGATCCCAACCCGCGCCGGGCTTTTTCACGTCCGCTTGACGCTCGCAGTTGCGGGAGGCAAGGTGCTCTTGGCTGCGGGGCTTGTCAGTCCCCAAACTACCACTTCCCGCAGCCACCTTTCATAGGGTGCACGCCCTCTGGAGTGGAGTCAGGGCCCTGTTGGGTGAAGGTTCGCGTTATCATTGCATCGCAAATCACCGCTGCGATCATAGGTATTGCGCGAGACTGAGTGCGCAGGCATTGCGCCGCGCAGGATAGTGATATCAGGGATTCATGGGGGAATGCCACGATGACAAAGCGAGATCTGTGGCGGGTGCTTGCCCAGGATAATCCGGCATGGACTGCCCAAGAAGTCGCAGCCGCCGTCTCGTGGATGGTGGCCGCGTAGAAATCCGAGGGTTCGGCGTTTTTTCGACACGCAGTAGGATTGCCCGCGTAGGCCGTAATCCGAAGACGGGTGAAAGCGTCGCCGTCCCGGCAACGCGGGTCCCGCATTTCAAGGTCAGCAAAGAGATACTCGGCCGGATCCAGGTCGGGTGAGTCGAAGCTGGAAGCCTTGATCCCGAACATGCCGAGGTCTAAGCGCGCGCCGCGATCAGCGCGCGATGCCTGGGACGATGCCAGCCGCGACGTCAGCCTGGGACGCAAAACGCCGTGACCTGATCGGCTGAGCGCTGCGGCGTCATTATTTCAAAAGCAGCTTGAACATTGCCATTTGAACGGTTCGATTGAGTGCCTGCGCGTCAGCTGCCATCCGCACAAATGTAGGGGATGTCGGCGTGAGCGGCTGTCGAATGAGGCTGTCGAAGTCCCCGCCGGTCACGGATTGCCGGAAGCGCTTGAGCAATTCGTCACTATCGATGCTCAAGCTAGCTCCCTTCAGGATATCTAGCTGATCGGACAACGATGCGATTTTCGCCCGGATAGTTGCTGCGAGCGACAAAGATTGAGGGTCATTTCCAGGAAGCTGGTAAAAGACGATTGCAGCGTCTCTCACTTCCTCAATTGCCAGCGACAGACTGGCGACGGCGCTGCGGAGATCGGTGCGGTGTTCCCGGCGGCGGGCAAAGCGTTCGACTACCAGCCAGCCAGCGACAACGATTAGGCCGGCAACAACCGGCCCAAGGAGCGGCGACAACGACCACGACGGCGGCGGGGCCGCTGCAGCGCGTTCAATGATGAGTAGTGGACAGATAGTCCTTGATCTCGCTGATGAGCGACGCATCGCGAGATACGAGCTCGATTCTCGACATCAAATCAGCGGCATCAAATTGTCCGGACCGAATGAGGCCGCCAAACACCTCTTCGAGAAATGACGATCCATAGCCGATAGTCCCATCAAGGAGGATGGTGACTTTGCTATGCGCGTGCAACGCGGGAATCAGAATATCATCGCGAAAGCGCTGTCCAGAGTATGGTCCATCCTCGCGATAGCGCCCAGCCGGGAACCGGGTAAAGCTCGCAGCGATATCAAGCACAGAGGCCTCCAAGTCAGGTTTCCTCCTTCGACAGGCGGACGACCCAATGGATTAGGGTCCCGCGAATCGAGTGAGAATGATTGTGCGCTTTAACCGCACTGTCTGTCGATACAAACACACCTTTGTTGCTCGATATAAGCACCCGGCCGTCTTTGGAAAGGTTCGCCGCGTCGACAATTTCGGATAGCCCGCGCCCTCGGCCGGCCTGCCCAGTGCGGGTGCGTCCCAGTTCGATCGCGACCTTAATCGCGCTAGCATCCGAGCGGTCAAGGCCCAAGGCGATCCACACCGCGCGAACAGCCGCATTTTCGAAGGTTGAACTCCTCGGAAGTGAGCGCGGAATGCCAATGCCAAGATCGCAAATTGTGACGGTTAACTCTCCATTCCGTTCCTGCGAAAGGGCCCACCAACGGCGACCGATGAATTTCTTTAGCTTTTCGCCCGCTGGCGACCGATAAGCGTGGTGGACAGTGTTGGTCATTGCTTCAACGATCCCGGCATATAGATCGCCTGTCAGTTTATCGGCCATCCGGCCTTCGTACGCCTGCAAAATCGACCCGCCTTTTTCACCCTCGGACAATACCCCCGTCGCTGAATTCCAGTGCCGCACATCTTCCCTATCTTTCTCTGGGACAGGCGAGCTCGCGTCATATACGCCGACCTGGCACATCACAGCATGGACGACGGGATCCTTCGCGTGGAGTATCCGATAGGTCGACGCTGGCTGGCCGAATGCCATGCGACTCATTTCTGCGAGCAGCATGACTGCACCGCTAGGTCGGATTAAGTCTATCAAACTCAGATCGATTTTTACCCCGATGCCGGCGCGTCGGGAATTTGCGCGGAGGCTTTCGAAAAACCGAACAGACGGGCCACGCTGATCCTGACTGAAAATGTCGAGAGCGTGAGGTGCTCTGACCGTCACCCAATGCAGCTTTCCTGGACGCTTTAGATGTTCTCGCGGTTTCCTTCCCCGCCGGATGCGCTGCTTCTCGGTGCTCCATATTTTGCGAAAAGCCCGACGCTTGCCCGCTGACCATGCGCCGCGGCTTCTCGCCGATCCGAATCGCGTCAAACTACTGCCCCATTCTGTTCCCTCTAATCGATTAGCGGGGCTCGCAGCGGGGAGTCTACGATATTCCCATGTCACCCTTAGCTAGAGCAGTGCAGCCCAGTCCCGCCGCCTGTGGCGTCCGCGATCGCCAGCCGCGCGAGGCGCGGTTGCCGACACGACGCCGATCGCTTGCGCGCAAAGTGGGATGGGCTGCACTATGTCAGCCAGTGCAAAAGGTGCGGCCGGCCGGTCTACCGGGTCACGCACAGAACGTGGCGGAGACTAGGTCCGGAGCGATAGGGCGGGTCATTCCTTGGGGCAGGTAAGCCCAGACATACCGGTCCGCGCAAAGAACCGGCACAACCGCGCCCCGGCGGCATAGAGCCGATCCCCGCGCGCCTCGATCGCGCTGTTGTATCGGTCGTTCGCGGCGGGGTCGGTCAGGATCTCGGCAGGAGGTCGAGGCTTGGCCTCGGTGACAGAGGCGATGTCGGCAGATGGCGGGTAGGCGCCTGTCGTTGCGCATGCTGCGACCGATATCGGTATTCCGATAACGAGGGCGGCGCGGGCAACTGCCCGGAAATTCCGGTTAGTTCGTCTCATCGGCAATGCTCCTGATAGGCTGGCATCTTGGCCAGCTCGGTCGAACTGTAGGCGTGCAGCAACCGCGCGCAGTTGAGGGCGATCGTCGTCGGCGGCAGGATAGCGCGTTGCTCGATCGGCCTGGCCGCTTCCGAGGCCTCCGCTTTCGCGATCGCCGTCTCGCGCGCCTGCTCGACCACGAGGCCTTGGATCGCATCGGCCGACCGCTTTTCGGCGGATTTAACCGTCGCGTCCGTGGCGGCGGCCTGGCGCGCATCCTCATGCTGTTCCACAACCTTCGCATCGTGGAAGTGCAGCCAGAGCTTGGTACCGGCCCAGACGGCGGCTACCAGCGCCGCCACGAGCACCAGCAGGGCAAAGCCGGCGAGCATCCATGCTATGAAGCGCTGGAATCGCTCCGGCACCAAGCGCGAGGCGGCACGGAGAAAGAATGCTTCGATCATGGTTTGCCTTCCACTGGCACCGGATTGTCGGCCGCATTGATGACCTCGACAGGCTGGGGCGTGTCGGTGATGGGGGTCGACTGCGAAAGCTGGTCCGTCAGTTTCTCGCGCTCACGTCCACCGGACAGGGTGACCAGCGCGGAGAGCACATCGGCAAGTTTGACCGTCGCGGCGCCGACGATCGCCGACATTACGCTCTCGGCCCAATCCGGCATGTTCCGCGCGAAGGCGATCGTGGCGATGACGCACAGCAGGATCAGGATGATACCGCCGCCGATCAGGATCAGGACGAGGCGGTCGCCGTCCCGGTCGCATTTGCTGGCCATGCTCACGTCAAGCCAGCTGGTAGTGCGGGCCATCGAGAAAATCCGGGCCGGGGTGACGTTTCTTGTACGCCTCGACCTCGGCCTTCAGCGCCGCGGCCCCACCGCCGTATTGATCCATACGACGATCCCAGACGGCGCCCCAGGTGAGCTTGACGCCGAGTTCGGTGCTCGCCTGATCGACCGCCTGCGCGATGTTCCAGATCGGCTCCCATTCCCAGCGAGGTTGGCCGTTGATCCACGGCACGAGGTCGACGGCATGGCCAAGGCCATCCGTCTGCTTCAGGTGCTTGGACGCCATCGTTTTCGAGACGCCCTTCTGGACGTAGAGCTTCTGCGTCGCGATCGAGCGCAAGCCCTCCTGCACGGTGAAATCCTGCGTCGTGATGGCGATCGCGCGGTGTACGACGTTCACGAGGAGCGGGTGCACGCCAACGAGCTGCGCCAGCGAACGCTGGCCCAGTGAATAGGGCATCTGATTTTCCTTTCGGGAGGGAGGCCGTCAGGCCTGAGGGGGGCTTTCCGGGGCGGTCGCCATCGGGGCGATGCGCGCAGCCGTGATGGTGCTCTTTTCGGCGGCCTCATTGGCTTCTTGCCGCTCCCGCATCTGCCGGACGCGGGTTGCCGCCTCGGCAGCGCGGGAAGGATCGAGCTCGATCAGGGCGAGCAGCATCGTGAAGCACTGGTCGATGTTGTTCATGCGGTGACGCATGACCTGTAGTTCGGCCGCGTGGGCGACGTCCTTCTGCTCTATCTTGGCGGCGTATTCCGTGGTCTGCCGATCGAGCCTGGCTTCCAGTTCCGCGATGCGCTTGCCCATGCCCTCGATGTCAGCCCTGCGCTGATTTCCTGCGATGATTTGCCAAGGTCCCCATTGTTTGATGACGAGGGAAAGGACGCCGATTCCTGACAATACCGCCGTGACCCAGGTGGCCGCACGGATGGAACTGCCGTTCGTGGTCTGTACGACAGCTTCGGCTACGGGCGCGAGGTCGGTCATGTCAGCCATCCATGTCCCCCGACGCTGGACGAGGCGAGCGTGCGAGGGCCGCGGGCGATGGCTTCGGCGGCGAAGCTGATGGGGTTTGTCATGCCAGGGATTCTCCCGCGAGCTCGGCCAGCGCGTCCTCCAGCGCGATCGCGCGGAAGAGCACACCGCGCGGGTCGCCGCCCTCGATCGCCGCGGGCAGTAGCAGCACGTTGGATGCGATGGTGTTCAGGGCAGGAAGCTCGCCAACGACAACTAGGTCACCGGGCTCGAGCGGTTCGATACCATTCCAGGCGTCGAGAGTGCGGGCCGCGCCGTAGTGGGCGGCCAGCTGCGGCAGGTACTCGTCCTTGCCCTCATGGTCGGGACCGTGGACGAAGATGATGAAGGGGTTTGTGGTGGTCATGGGCTCACACCGTCAAAAGAGCGCGGGTTTCGAGATCAGCGATCCGGGCGTAACCACGTTTGCGCAGGTGCACGTCGTCGGCCATGTAGCCGCCCGCGACGTTGGCCGTGGCGTAGTCGACGAACATCGCCTGCAGGTCGAAGATGCCGCAGCCGAACTCGGCCGCCACCTCGTCGATCGCGGTCCTGTAGGCTGGCATGAGGTTGTTCGGATCTCGCGTGGACAGCTGTTGAGGCGTCGGCTTGACCAGGATGCAGGAGCCGACATTTGCCAAAGCCGCTTGCACGATCGTGCGTAGGTTCGCCTTGTACTCAGCCGCTGTGCTTGACTGCCCACGCGGATTGCTAGGCCAGGTATCGTTCAAGCCCAGATTGATAATCGCCAGTTTAACGTTCGCACCGGCGGCCAGGATGGGCAGCGCGTTGATCGGGCTCCAAGCGTTGTCGGCGGCGACGTGGTCGAAGGTAGTGGACCCGTTCCATCCCAGGTTGATGATGTTGATGCGTGGGGCTTGGGAGTTGTGGAACGCCACGCCGACGACGCGGATGTTGCCGGTCGCACCGCCGGCCTTTCTGCGCATGTTGACCGACTGGATGGCTGGCGCGGCGCCCGACGCGATCACGACCCTACTGATGACCTGCACGCCACCCGTCGCGCCGGTCAGAGTGGTATACGCCCCGCCGCCGATACTAACTTCCATGTCCGGCGTGTTGGAATTGCGAGCGTAGTAAACCTCGACACTGTCGAAGGCCTGGGTTGCTGTAATCGACAGGACACTAGTGTCCAGGGCGGCATTGGTCCACATCGGGCCGCCAACCGAATAGTTCGCGTCAGCGTTCCAATTTCCGGGGTTAATCGCGCGGTTGTAATCGGCATAACGGGCAGCAGCGCCACCGCCTGTCGCGCCCACGTTGTTGGTCCCGAATACAGCATCAGTGCAAGCGCTCAGGCCGCGTGCCGTCAGGTACTTGGCCAGAAGCCATGGAACGGAGTAGCGGCGAGCACCGCTGGTCGCAAACGGGCCGGTCGCAGACACCGCCACGCTTGCTCCGGTGGCCGTCGCATTTGCGCTCATGGTGTACGTGCCGATGCCGCCCGTGCCGGTTCCTAGAGCGGAGATGGTCGCGCCGGCAGGTATGCCCGTGCCAGACACGAGCATGCCCACTTCCAGCGGATCGCCGCGCAGGTCCGTCGCCGTCATGGTCGGGCTGCCGCTGGTGAGACTTGCGGTGACCTGTGCGCCCACAATCCCGCCCTGGCCTACAGTCGTGCTGTCCCCGATCATCAAAATCGAGAAGTCTTCGTTGTCGCCAAGCAGCCGACCCTTTGCGAGTCCGAAGCGATACATATTGGAAGGAGTTAGGCTCCATGCAGTCAGCGTCGGCTCGCCGGCGCGAACCATCTGCGCCTTTGCCGGCCCGACAAGGATTTCTGCTTCCGCCATGATCAAGCCTTCCCGATGCGCAGTTTGGTCGTGGGCGCCTGTCCGGTGACGTACAGGTCGCCCGTCGGGCACTCTGCGCCAGTGCGCACGAACGGCACCCCGGAATAAAGATTGAAGTAGGGGCCATCGTAAGTGCCCGAGCTGCCCGTCGCCGGGCCGGTGAAGTAGAGCCTGCCGTCGACGTTAGGATTGATGAAAATGGCGGTGCGGGTCTCGTCAGCGACCAAAACTGGTGCGGTGCCGGCAGCTTGCCCAGCGCTGAGCAAAGCGACTGAAACGTCGGCGAACGCGGAGCCCAACTGGGCAAGGCTGATTTGAGCGAACTGCGGGTCGGGCATTCAAGAAGCTCCCTTGATCCAGAGCGTGGCGATGGTGCTGCCCGGCGTGGTCTTGAACCACAGCGCGGCGGAGGTGACGGAAGGCTCTTCGTCGCTGGTGATCGCCGGCAGGAACGCCGCAGGAGCGACGGTCACGCCGGACACGGCGACGACGGGGCCCAGCTCTTCCGCCGTGCGCGGGTTCACTGCGTAGGCGGTCAGCGTGAAGACGGTGTCCTGCGTGATCGCGGCGGGCATCGTCTGCGCCTGGAGCGCCTCGAACACGAACTGCGCCTTCACGTGGTTGCCGGCGTCGTTGAGGTGCAGCGCGTCGTACCGATACTCGCGCGGCACCATGCCTGCGGCGATGTCGTCCGTGTTGCCGGGGTAGGCCGGGTTGCAGGCGTCCTGCAGGTACTTGAGCAGCGTGCGGCCATTGGCGGACCGCGCGAGGCGCAGGCCGGGATAGCGGGTGTCCGTGCGGGCGTTCGCCGCCAGCATCGAATCGTAGGCGTTGCCCACGCCCGTCGTCGTAAAGTCGGTCGACGGCAGGATCTCGATCAGCAGCGTGCGATTGCCGTCAGCGGCGGCGACGATCGGGTCGAGGACCGTCGTCCAGAAGAACGGGTTGGTGTAATCGCCGAAGCCGCCCGGCACGCCGGAGTTGAACATGTTGGCGCCGACGTCGACCAGGTTCCACGACCGCGTGCGGTACCGGGCAATGTCCGGAACGAACTGCACCTGCCCGGAAAGCGTGAGAGCGCCCAGGCCAGCATCCTGCGTGAACTTATAGGCGTTGCTCGCGCCGTTCGGAGCCGATGCGATGCCATGGCGAACCGTCGCTCCATCGATGATGATGCCGGGCATCGACATTCCGGTGACGACGCCGGCGTCGCCGGGCGACAGGAACGCGCTCGGCTGCGAGATGTCGACCGGCGAGACGCCATTGATGCCGGTGACGCTGGAAGCGGTGCCGCCTGCCAGCAGCTGGTTGCTCGCGAACGTCAGCAGGATCGGGGTGACGCCGCCCCGGTAGGGCTGGCGCGCATCGCCCGAGTACCGGGCAACGTTGTGCACGTCGTCGACCGGATTGAGGCCTAGCAGCGCCGCGACGAACTTGGGCCACTTGTCGATGTCGTTTTCGTCTGCCTGGCTGTCGCCGTAGATGAACAGCGCCGTCGGGGTCTCCCAGTCTTTCGGCGTGAAGGTGCGCGCAGTGCCCGGCAGTGTGATCGCGGTGCCGTCCCAGGAATAGACCAGGCGCGTCGCCGGCACGTTCAAGGCCCAGCTGGCCTGCACGGTCGGGTTCACATTGCTCGACAGGGCGACGACGCGAAAGTCGGCGATCTGGATCGAGGCGAGCACGTCGATCGCGGCGTTCTGCACCGGCTGCTCGGCGAGGATGTCCTCCAGGTGGCCGTTCGCGGTGTCGATTGCACCGCGAATAGCATCAAGCGAACCAGGCAGGCCGTTGACCTGATTCTGGTTGATGCTCTTGCTGGAGAGGTCGTTCGCAGCGTCGAGCGCGTCCTGCAGCCCGACGATCGTGCTGATCGCTTGGGTACCGCGGTGGTTCCCCCGCGTCAGCAGCTCGGTCTGCGTCATCAGGCCGACCCAGTCGGTCGTAGTTACCAGGCCGCCGTCGCTATCGGTGTCGCCCGCCACGCGCCATTCGAATACGCGCCAAGGCACGATGCTCGTCACCAGGAAGCGCAGGCCTCGCTTGCGCTGATCCAACGGGATGGCTTCGCGCTCGGCGATGGTGCCCGAACGAGGGACGCCGGCTAGCAACGCCAGCGCAGCGCCGGCTTGGGTGTCCGTTACCCACTGCCAAGCGGAGTAGTCCTCCACCCAACGATAGAATCCGGTGTTTGGGACGGTGTCGCCCGACACGGGGTCGACGTGTTCACCTGTCTGAGTGGGTACGACACCCACTTGGCCGTCTCGGGTACCTGCGACCGCGGACAGTGCGGCCCAAGACAGCTGGACCGTGGCACCCACATACTCCTGCATCAGAGCAAGGCCAAGACCGAGGACCTGGTTCGCGGTGGCCGAGCGCTGAGCACCGTCCTGCCAGATAGGCACGAGTTCGGAGCCGGCCAACGGCGTCACCGCGGCCGGGTAGTTCGGCAATGTGGTCATAGCAGGTCCATGAAAAACCCCGCCGTGGCGGGGTGGGAAACGACGGGCTGAAGGATGTCAGGACCAGCTAGGGTCGGGCACCGAAGGCCATTCCGGCTCGGCGATGGGCGTTTTGAAAATCGCCCGCACCAACGCGCGATACGCTGCGAAGGCTTCCGCGTTGGAGATCGATGCAGCGACGTCGGGCAGCTGCGTATAATCGGTGGCCGCAAGGAGTGCGCGAGCCTTGGCCTTGGTAGCCGCCTTCCGGTCGTCGTCGGTTGGGCCTGGCTGTCTTGCCAATGAAAAGTTGCCGTCTGCGTACGCGATCGTCTCATCAGACGCGCGAGCCATGCAGAACTCGAAGTCCTCGACGGTTGCGTCAACGACATCTTCGGGGAGTGATTCGTAAGTGACGTTGTCGGGGTAGAAACACCCCGTCGAGATACTGAATTTCATAAGGCTATCCTCAATATCCGATGGCGAGCCAGCTCGCACTCATGCCCCAGGCAACGTCACCACCGGACGCTTTCTGCATGTAGATGCCGAGCGTCGTGGTGGTCTTACCGAAGGTCTGTGCCCAAGCGTCCTGCCCAAGGTTAGCGCCCGGAAGCGTGGTCGAAGCGAACCCAACCAGGCACGCGTTCGGAAACTGGATCGGGAAGGACACCGAGACCGATCCTTCCGCCGCGAAAGCCGACGTGGATCCCCACTGCATTATGAGGCTGTTCGCAGCGGGGTCCGGCTTGGGGAACTGGAAATAGCCGTTCGCGGCGAGCAGTTGAGCGCTCTCGGCGCGCGCAAGGAACAGCTTCTGCAGCGCGGCGAGGACCTGGCCCGTGTCTGTCTTGCTGGGCGCGATGCCAGCCGCGGTCAGGAGGGAGATATTCTCCTCCTGCATCATGTTGGCCCAGTCGGCCGACATGATGGTTGGGATCAGGCCATGGGCGGCGTCGCCCCGGCCAAAGAAGCCAGGAGTGCCGGCTGCGATCGGCGCCGGGCGAACGGCTACGGCGCTGGAATTGTCGATACGAAACATGGGGCCTCCCTATGCAATCATAACTGAGGTGTGGGCGGGCTTCAGGGAGTTTAGCTCGCAAAGCAGGACGTCGTTGCCGAGACCGCTGGTGCTCGAGATCACCGTCACGACCCAGACGTAGAGCCATTCTTCGCCGTAGAGCGGCGTCTCGACCGTGCTCACGTCGGCGCGGAAAGGGGAAACCATCGAGATCGTGATTTCGAACCCCAGCGCGGCGGCGAACGACACGAAGAAAGCGATGCTCTGACCGCCTCCCGCCACGAAGCGCGACAGCACTTGGGCAGCGCGCTGCACGATTGTGGCGTCCTCGCCGGCGCAGGGGTCGGGCAGGCCGAGCGTAGCCTCCCACTCTTCCACTAAATCGAGGTTGCTGCCCGGCAGCGAATCGTCGAGCAAAGCGCGCGCTGATGCGTCCAGCCTCGCCCACGTCTGCGCGAGGGCCAGGATGAGGCGTTGCTGCGCCGATCCCTGCTCTACCTGCCAGACGCGCCCGCGCGGGAGCAGCGCTCGGATCGCTCCGGCATAATCGTCTGCGGTGTAAGGCATTAGAGGTACGTGATCGCGCCCGCCACCGGCAACGCGCCGGGGTCGGAGGTGATGTTGCCAACGGGCAACGGCGACACCGTGCCGGCGGATGCCGTGACGGCGGTGATGACGAAGCCAGCGGCACCCGAGACATCCGCGATCGCGCCCTCGATGCTGCTCAGCGGCGTCTCGCCGCCGGGCGTAGCAGCGGCGCGCAACGCGGCCTCGAAGGCGTCCGCTATCGCTGCTTTGGTCGCGTCCGATGCACCGGAGAGGCCGGCGATCGTGAGGCCTATGGTGTTGGCCACCGGTGAGACCGCATAAACCAAGGCGGTGACGGGCTGGTCGACATAGATGGCGTTCGCGACGATCAGCTGATCGCCACTTGCGGTGCCGGCGCGCGTTTCGAGGGCAGCAGCACCGTTCGTGCCCAGCGGGAAGCCGCCGTAGGCTGCACGAGTTTCGTCCATCATAAACAGCAGGCCGATGGTCCCGGCGCCGTAGAGGTTCGGCGAGCACCAGGCTCGCGTCACACCGTCCACCGCCAGCGCCCAGTCCACATAGTCCGAGGCCGACCCTCCGGAGGCGGGGCTGGAATAGGCCGCGATCATCCTGTTGCGCAAGTCGTCGTCACCCTGGACGGCAGTGCCGCCCTCGATCGCCGTGGAGACAGTTCCCTGCGCGTTTACGCCGGAGATTGCAGAGTCGAGTGAAAGGGTCGTGCCGGCGGCCGTGTTTCCCGCAATCCCAGCAACATCTGCGGTCACCGTCACCACCGCCAGGCTATCGACCAGCGTGACCGGGGCGACGACGGTGAAGGTTGCCCCGTCGGAGCGCGAAAGCGCGGCCCCGGCCGGGATGGTACCTCCGGTGCCGTTGAACGTGACGCTGCCGATCGCCTTGATGGCGGGCTTGCGCGTGACTCCCTTGAGCGCTGCCCAGCCTTCCAGATATTCGTCAGTCGCGGTGAATGGCACTGACTGCCGTGCGATCCAGTCGAGATACCCGTACAGGCCGTTCGCAACGGCCGCCTCGACATCGCCGAGGACGCCGAGGTTGCTGTAGCGCAGCAGGGCATTGATGCCGGGAAGCCCTGCGGCAATATCGGCTGAAACCTGCTTGCGCAGTTCGGTCAGGGTCGGACGCGAAAATGGCATCAGGCGGCATCCCAGAGATTGGCGAAGCGGAGGGCCAGGTCGGTCCCGCTGGCCCGGTGGATCACGATCTTCGTGCCGAGCATGCCCGGTCGTGTGTATTCGACAGTCACGTCGATCGACCCGGCGACGCCATCGGCGACGAGCCAGGCCAGCGCGGTCTGGATGTCGCTCTTGATCTGGGCGAGCAACGTGGTGGTCGGCTTCGATCGATGTCGCAGCCACAGTTTCGAGCCGATCGGACCGCCCCACCAGCCGCGTTTATCCCCGGAAGGGTCGGGCAACGCGTCGTCATCGCTCGCGACCTCATCGCTGAACAGGCTGATCAGAACGGCGGTGGCCAGATCGCTCGAGGTTGGCAGGCCGGGTGCGAGGATCGCGTTGATGAGCCCACCGTGCTCGTCAACGATCGGATCTCCGTTCTCGTCGACCCAGATGGCGGGGTTGTCCGGGGCGAAGTACCAGTCGCCGGCGCCAGCTGCGGAATCCCAGCTGGTGATGATGTCGGTCATGCGGCGTGGTCCGTCGCGCCGGTTGAAGCAGACCCGCTGCTGACCCCGGTGTGCTTGTGGGCGTTGTAGGCGTCCCGAAGTGCGCCGATCTCGACTTCCGACCCCTCGCTGAGGCCGGTCACAGTGCCGGCGGCGGCGATGGTGCCGTCGACTACGAGATTGCCCGTCAAATGGACCGTCGGCGCATCGATCGTCACCTCGCTGGCGTTCTGGATCACTACCGGCAGGCCAGCCGCATCAATCAGCAGACCCCCTGCGGTGAGCTTCACGACCGCACCGCGAACGTCATAAAGCACGGTGTCCCCCGGCTGCAGGCCACGCGGGCGGGAAGGGCGGTGACTGGTCCCGATGACCATCGAGCACGACCTGTCCCCACCGCGCCGAAACATGACGACCTCGGCGTCGATGGGTGGCGCCGAACTGAAGCCAAACTCGGTGACCCGCTTGACCTTGTCGATCACGCGATCGGCGAAGCCCGATCCGGCCGCGCCTTCGGTCACCTGCATCGTCTGGACTTCGTTGCTGTCGTCGATGGTGGTCGCGCGACCGATCCCGAGCAGGTTTTGCAGGGCGCGGGGGATCACCGGAATTCTGCCGTGTTTACGGGTGATAGGACGATCGGCGCTGGCGTGAAGGCTTCCTTGCGCATGCACGTCAACTCCGCCGTCGTGCCGTTCTGTCCGTTGCGGCGGAAAGTGACTTCGGAGATAACCAGGCTCTCCTCCGCATCCATGTTGGGCAAACTGACCGGAACCAGCGTGTTGGGTCCCCAGAGGACACCTGCGCTGTCGCGCCAGCTGTCTACATTGGCCCTAGCGACGAAGGCGCGGCCAGCGCGCCGTTGCGCCTCCCACAGCGCCCGCTTTTTCACAAACTCAGCGACGTCTGTCGCGACGGCTTCGGCGATCAGATAAATCAGGCGGTGCCGCGGCACGTTGACGTCGGCTGCCTTGAAGAAAAAATCAGATCCCGGCAGTTCCATGAGGGCATCCATGGACTGCAGGGTGCAGACGTAGTCCGAATACCGCTGATCCATCGATCGCTCGACCGACCAAGCCTGCACGTTCTCGCCATACCGGATGCCGCTGGCCGCAGTCGTAGACCCGACTGCGGCCAAGGCGAGCTTGCCCTCGCCGTTTTCATAGGCGAGCAGCCCCGCGTTGCGCGCGAGGCGCTGAATGATCTCAGCTGCCGTTTCGCCGTAGTTGAGCGGCCACTGGGCCACGTCAGCGCCGGGGGAAGCCCCGTTCATCATGACCACGCCGATTGCATAGGGTGACGCCAGTTTGGTCGCGATCGTCTGCGCATTGCCGCCGATGAGCTGGTGCGAGGGCCATTCCGCGCTGCAGTCCACCAAATCCTGCGTATAGCCTCGACCCTGGACCACGATCGCATGACTGTCGGCGTCGCCGCTCTCGAGCACCCGGTCGACGTAGCCCGTGATGACCCGGTCGTCGCCCAGCAGAACGATGCACTCGTCGCCCGGGTTGATGCCGATGGTGACGGTGGGCGGCTTACTGGCCTTGATGTCGAAGCTGTTCGGGAAGGCCTCGGCGCGAAGCGCTACTTCGACCTCCTCCCATCCGGCATATTCGGTTCCCTCGATCTTCAGCGTCAGCTGGTCCTTATCGCGGCTTGTGGCGGTGACGACGATCTCGTTCTCGTCGCTCATGCCGCCAGCGCCTGAAAAGCCGTGGGCATGAACAGCGGGTGGACGGGGTTCGTCTGGGTCACGAGTTCATCGGCGCGCGTGGAGGCAGCGTAGATCGACTGCGCCAGGACCAGCGACGGCAGTGGTGCGGCGAATGTGAAAGTGCGCAAGCGAGCGAGCGTGACGCCGCGGGTGCGCAGGTCAGTCACGATCGCGCCGCGGCACTGGCGCAACGTGGTGAAGCAGTCGTCCTCCCCAGCATCTGCGGCCGTGGTCATCAGATCGTATAGAGCGCTGCCGATCTCGGAAATTCGCAATGCGGCGTCGTCCGCGCTCTGCGGCTGATACTGGGTAACGACCTGCGTCAACGCAGCAGCCGCGATGCGCAGCACTAGGCGATTGATGGCGGTTGCCATGTCCGACGCAAGACCAGCGACTTCGTGCTGCAGCAGGGAGAGCAGGAGACGGATGGCATCTGCTGGATCGGCGCAGGCTGCGACCAGCGCCGCAATCATAGCGCGGGCGGCCGCCGCAACATCCACAGTACGCGTCGGGCTCATCACAGCGACGACGGTCACAAAATTGTGAGCCGCCTCGATGGCATCCTGCCGGTTGATCGAGGCGGTCGGGACGATTTCGGCGACGGTGGTTCCGAACGCATAGGGCGAATTGTTGATGCCCGAAACGCCGGAGTTCGCGCCGGCACTATATCGGCCGAAAGAGCCCACCAGCCGCGCAGCCAGGCGATACATCGCAGTCGCATCGGTCACGGCGCTCTCGATCACCGCAGTCCACGATGATGCTGCCGCAAGCGCCTGCTCCACCGTGCCGCCCAGGTCGAACCCATCCGAGAACGCCTGGTTAGCTGCGTCCGCAGACACATCGTCCAGATCTTCGGCGGCGGTGACTGCGTCGGACGAGGTACTTGCGTTTGCGCTCGGGTAGGTCTGTTCGCCGCTCTCGACGAACTCGAGTTCGATTTCCGAATAGCTGTTAGCTCCCAGGCCTTCGCCGATGGCACCGCGATCCAGCACGACGTTCAGTGACCCAAGCGTGGGATGGATGAGCGTGCCGATGCCAGCCTTCTCGATTGCGGCGACGAGATTCGACCGCTGCAGATCGATGGTGTCCCCGGAAATGACGATGTCGCCATCAAGGATAAAGCCGCGCAGGCGGAAGCGGCGCGCCGACCGGCCCATATCTTCCGCCCAAGCGGTGTCGCGGCCAGGATACTGGTGGACCGCGAGCCGCCGCCCACCGCTCATGTCCGAGCTGGTCACAGCAAAGGGAACGCCCCGAAAGGAAGCGGATCGGATCATGAGTGAGCCTCGGATTTTTGAGTAACGGCATGAGCAAAGGGCTGTGGAAGCCGGAGCCGGTCCCTAATCTGACGTTTCGGTGGGCGGCTCTGCAGGAATAAGGTCCGACATCGCCCTGTCATAATAGCGATTTGTCGCGAGCAGCGCTGCTGCAGCGACTGCGGCGTGCCATCCTGAAACCAGTGAGACTTCCCTCGTCCCATCCGATGGATTTGGTAGAACGGTGAACTCAATCTGCTGGGGCGCTGCCTTGCCTTGAAACAACTCCGGCGGCGGGTCATCATCAATGCCCCTTAGCCTTACGCCCGGTGCCGTTCCGTCTAGCGGATTGCGCACGTGTGCGCCGGTGTGAAATGCGATCTCTGCCAAGCATGAACCGGGCCCGATGCCCCTTATGCTTTCAATCGTCATAAGTGGTTTGCTTCGAAGGGCTTGCAACTCAGTTGCGATATCAGCACCGTGATTGTCGTCAATTGCGGACGTATCGCCCAATACTTCCTGCGCCTTAGGTAGAGCGCGTTGATAAATCTGATCGAGAAACATTTTCCGAATTTCAGGCCCACCGCAAACGCCATCGCTCTTGGATTCGCCCTTTGCCCCCTGCGAAGAGCAGGCAGAAAGTATGATCGTTAGCGCGCAAAATGTAAGTCTTCTGGATACTTTCAGCATATCTATCCCCTGCGACGTCCGGGCATCTAACCGTCTCAGGTGATTTCCTTCAATGTCTCAATTCACCATCGCGTGACTGACTGCCGCCTTTGCGCCTTTGCCGGAAGTGGTTTTCACGCTGGTGGCCTTGCCGTTCTCAACCTTGATCTCGACTTTCACTGGGTGCGGCTCGGCTGTCGGAGTTTGCGCGATTGATGTTGCGAGATCAGCCCGCTTGGCGGCTTCATAATCTCCGTTGTCGGTGCGCTCATAAAGGCGTGAAACAACGGCCGCCTTTTCTTCGACCGACTTTGCCTTTCGGAGCGCGGTGGCGGCTGATTTTTCAGTATTGTGGAGTTCCCAGTTAGCGAAAGCCCGTTGTTCTCTGGCCGGCACAGAAAGGAGGTTCTTTCCCGTCAGCCTCTTGAAGTCGGCCTGTCTCTTTGGGTCCCATTGATAAAGACCAACGTGATTGCCGTTGACAGCCTTCGAGTTGAAAGAACTTTCAGCCATTTCGCTGGCGACCATCGCGGCAGCATCTTCCTTGCTCCATCCCATCCGCATCCAGTCAGAAAGGGCTGCCGCAGCATTCTTGGCTGTATCGGATCCAAATGACGGTGCGGCTCCGCTGCCCCAAACGCGGGCAGTCTGCCCCATCGCCGCGAGATGTCCCATGACCGGATCGGTAACATGCCAGATTTTCTCGCCCAGCGTTTCGGATGCTTTGTTTAACGAAGTCCCGGCTTCGCCCAGCTTTTTAGATGCAGCCTTGTAGTCTCCCTTGGTGACCTCGTTCCATGCTGCCGTTGCCGAAACCACCGCATCCGCAACGTTTCCGCTCATCATATCGGATGCGCGTTGCCCGAGATTGTTTTTCGCAGCCTCCATGTTCTGCTCGTGCTCAACGCGCTTACGATCGGCGTCGCGGGCTTTCTGACCGACACTACCATCAAATGCGACGCCCTTCTTGGATGCGTCGTTCATATCGGCACGCAGGGCTTTTCCGCCTCGGGTAAAAGCTGGCAGGGCCGCATCGGAGATGCCCAAAGCACGGGCGGCAGTGCGCCTGCCGCTGGAGTTCTGGCGCGTGATCGCGTCAGCGACACTCTCCATCATGCCGTCGACGTCGGCCGTCCCGTCTTTGTTGAGCTTCATCCCGATGCCCAGCCGGCGCATCACCTCGGTTGCCTGGACGTTGCGTCCATAATGGGCATCGTTGATCGTCTGAGACAGGCTGGCCATGGTGCTGACTGCCGTGCCCTCATCTATCCCGGATGCCTGAGCTGCGGCACGAAACTCGGTAAGCGTCTTCGTCGATACACCGATCGACTCGGCGGCACGGGATAGCTGAGCGGCACCCTTGGCCCAATTTTCGCCCATCTTGAATGTGGCGTAGGCGGCTGCTGCAGCTGCAGCGGCAACAGCACCGATCGCAACTGCCGCGCCGCCAGCGACGGCGGCAAGTCCGCTACCAGCAACCGACGCCCCCGCGAGCCCTTCACCCAGCGCAGAAGCCGCATCAGTCAGCGCGCCAATTCGGCCGCCCATGGCCGAGAGCATCGACCTGCCGCCGAATGCGCTGGCCGTGGCCTTCTCTACCCGAGCCATCGACCCAATGATCGATTTGGCCGAACTCGCGGTTTGCCGCTGGTTGTCATTTATCGCTTTGCGGTTGATCTCGCCAACGCGCTTCTGCGTCTGCTTCGCCTGCTTCTCGACTGACTTGAAGGCATCGGCCGTGCGATCGTCGCCGACAATGCCAACGCCGACCCTCGCGACTTCATCCACCATCCGACCACTCCAGCCATTGGTTTAGGATAGACCAGGGCCGCGTCGCGACTTCATCTGGCAGCTTGCCGAACATGCGGCCGAGGATCACGAGCCTACGGCGCCAGTCGAGAGGCCTTAGTCCAAAAAACGACCGAGATACCGCGATGCCTGCAGGAGATCGCGCACAGTTAGCTTGCGCACGGCGGCCTGCGGAATGCCCGCCACGGTTGACACGGCGATGATGTCAGCCTCCACCCCCGACTTGCCATCCCAGCGGGCCCACTCATCCGCCGTTGGCTCGCGCAGCTGGATCGTCTCATAGGTCAGGCCGCCATGCTCGATCGGCTTGCGGAGCGTGATCGTGAGGCTTTCGGGAATATCGTCGACGGGCGCAGCGGTGTCGGTGGTGATCTCGGTCATGTCAGTTCTCCGTCACGTCGGCAGCTTCGAACTGCACCTGAAACGATGCGTCCTCGCTGGCCACTTCGATGGGATCGCCGGCACGCCAGGCGTTGCGAGCGATCACGTTCTTGCCGTTGGCAAGCTCCAGCTGGACGGTGACGTCGACCGCATCGTTGAGGGCGGTGATGCTGAGCGAGCCGCTATCGCGCCCCTTCCAGCTGATCATGCCAGCGGTAGGCGTCTCGGCATAGCCGTGAACACCGTCCTGGCCGATCAGCGTCTCGCGCTTGTTGGTCGAGACGCGGTAATTGCCTTCGCCCGCGATCGCATACGACCGGCCGTCGATGGTGATGTAGGCGAAGCCCGCGATGAGATTGTCGGCCATGGGATGCTCCTCAATTCAGCCGGAACTGGACCAGCATGGCGAAGATGCGCAGCTGGTTGATCAAGGTGCCCGGCCAGAGCACGTTGACGCGGTTGGGGTTCGTCGGGTCCTTCTCGACGATCAGGTTCGCGGCGAACGCGTCCGCCTTCTGGACGAAGCCGCCTTCCTCCAGTTCGCGGTACGCCGCGATCTGGTCGGCCTTGATCGACGACGGCGTGACGACGTTGCTGCCGGCGGGGACGCGCGTGCCGTCCGCCGCCAGCTTCATGCGGCCGAACTTGCTCTGGATGCGCGCCCGCATGAAGCGGATCACGTACATCAGCAGGAACATCGTCTCGACTTCGAGATACGAGTTGTCGCTGTTGCCCTGCGCATTGGTCACGTAGGTCGTGACGATGTTCTCGATCACGACCGCGCCCGCGGCATTCACCGACCAGGTCGAGATGCCGTTGTAGAGCAGCGTCGCGTTGCGCACCGTGATCGGGAAGCGCGATGCGATCGGCGGCGCGAGGATGCTCGCGACCGCAAGGTACTGGAGCGGGAGGCCGGGGTCAGCGCGCAGGCTGACCGACGCCTTGGCAGCGATCGCCGCGGCCCAGATCCAGTAGGGCGAAGGCGAATCGGTGAAGCCGACGATCGAGAGGTGCTGATCGTTGCGTGCCAGGCCGAACGCAGCGAGCGTGCCCGCCGTCCCGCGCATCGCCGTGAAGACGTGGCCGTATAGCTGCTGCATCGGCGACCAGCGGCCCGCGCTGTCGGACAGCAGGCCCTTGAGCGCGTCCAGCGCCGTGGTGCCGTTCAGACCCGAGACGATGAAGTCGAAGGTCTTGTCGCCCAGCGCCGCGATCGGCGTGGTCAGCACCGGGTCAGTCGCGCCGCCGGTCATGGCGACGATCGCAATCGTGATCCCCGTCGGCAGGACCTCGCCGCCCGCCGTGCCCTTGAAGGCCATGCGCACGTCGATCTCGTTGCCGACGGTGCCCTTGTTGCGCGCCGTGAGAGTGACGACGCCCAGCGCGGCGGCGGCGGTAGCCGCGACCCCGGCTGCGGTGATTGCCGTAACGATGCTCGCCGCCACGACTGCGGCGGTGTCGCCAGCCGCCACGGCGGCCGACACGAGCTTGCCGCCGACGTAGAGGGGGATCGAACCCGCTGCCGTGGCAGTGCCGGTGACGGTCGCAGTGCTGGTCGCGGCGGTCGCGGACCCGGCGTCGGAGACGGGCAGGACCCAGACCTCGCCGCTATCGTCGTTGTCGCGCCATGCCTCGATCATCTGCGCGAGCACCGAACCAGCGCCAGCGCCGACGATGCCGTCCGATTTCGAGGTCAGCCGGACCGGCACGCCGGGGGCGTAAGTGCCGGACGCCGTCATCTGGCCGACCAGCAGGCCGCGCTGATCTTCCGCGGTGGTATTGGCGTAAGTCGGGTCGAGTTCCGCGTAGAACAGCGGTACGCGCAGGTTCGCCGGGATGCTGTTGAAGTTGATGGTCACGGCAGCTTACTCCTTGCTGCTGGAGGTCTTGGCCGCCGCCGGGGCGGGCGAGACGGCGACGTCGCCGTCATCGACCAGGCGGTTCCACAGCGGATCGAATTCGCTGACATCGATCCCGACCTCGTCGACGACGCGGCGGGAGATCGGGTCGACAATGCGTCGGCCCGGCACGCTGACTACGCGCATGGCGGTCTCCTTACTCGGTGAGGTCCGCCGTCACGGTGACGGGCGGGTAGTTGGTGGCGGTCAGGCTGATCTCGTCGAGATCGTCCGCCTGGACGGGCGCGAAATTGTCCGTGCCCTCGTAGAACTCAAGGTCGAAATCCATTTGGACGATGGCGACGTGCTTCGCGCCTTCGGAGTTGAAGCCGATGTCCGCGCGGATGGCCGCGATCTGCTGGATCTGGCGCGTCAGCGGGTAGGAATTGACGACGGCGATCTCGACCTGGCGCTTGAGAGCCCAGACGGCCGCTTCCGCCACGCCGGCACCGGCGTCGGCTTCCGAGGCAGGCTCCTGCACTTCTAGGAAGGCGCGAATGGTGGCCGTAGTCGTGAATTGTGGGGCACCCGAGCGGCCCAGCGCGGCGCGCCTTTCTGCAACGATGCGCAACTTAACCTGCGGGACCGTCTCCGCCTGCGACGGCCAGGTGCCGGGGCGGTAAACTCGCGTGCCAGCGTCGGTGTTCGCGCCGACAATCGCCGCTTCTACCAGATCGAGCAGGTCGAGCGAGGTGGTCATGCGGTGGCCATCAGCTTGAGAAGCACGTGACCATGTCCATCGGGGATCGGTTCGCGCACGACGTAGACCTTTCCGGTCTTCACGATCTGGACGCGATCGCTTTGGCGGGGTTCGATCGACAGGTCGGGCGACAATGCCGCCAGGCGGATACCCAGGGTCGGACGATGCTGGGTGGACGTTTGACCGTCCACCTCGAGCTGCATGTCCATCGCCTCTTCGTCGAACACGGCGTCGGTGATCGTCACTGGGCTCCCGCCTCGCGGCGTGTAGATGACCTCGTCGCCAAACACCGCCATGACGGGTTTGAGGACGAGGCTATCCCAGTCGATCGACACCGATCAGGCTTCCTTGATGTCGACGCCGTTGACCACGGCCGGGCCGGCGGTCTCGTCGATCACCACGTCGCCATCGTCGGAGACGAGGAAGCCGCGCTTCTGCAGCGACTTGCCCTCGTCGATGCTGAGGGTGATCGTCTCGCCGGGGCCGTAGTCGCGATCGGCGGTGACCGTGCGGCCCTTGGCCACGGTGTAGTCCTTCTCGGTCGAGGCGACCTTGTCCGTCGACGCCGCGGTCGCGCTGGTCGATGCCGGCGCGGTGCTCTGGGTGGCAGCTGCCATGACAGTATCCTTTCGTTCGGTGGGGTTAGAGGACGGTCACGGCGAGCGCGGCGTTGACCCGGCTCGGAATGACGATCGGCGAGGACTGCATCATGATGATGCGCTGGGCAGGGTCTTCCTGGATCCAGGTCTTCGGGGCGTAAGCCATCGGCTTGTAGTTGAACCGCGGATCCATGATCATGCCGAACGCGCGGGTGCCCATCAGCTGCTGCCCGCTCATGATGACGGTGCCATCGGCGAGCATCGGCTGCTCGACGTTGTTCGCGTCGACGTACCAGTCGTTATAGAGCCACAGGTCGAACTGACCCCAGCGCCCCATGTAGATGCCGCCCTTCTGCACCATCGTACCGGGGTTGACCTGGTTTCCGCTGTTGGCCTGGTTCGGGTAGTAGATCGCGCCCTGTACGCCCTCGGCCATCAGGAACTTGGCCCATGCGCCGGGGGTGAAGACGAGATCGGTGGTCACCGCGCCCGAGCCCTTCAGGATCGCAGCCGCCCAGGTCGTCAGCTGACCCACGATGTTGGTATCGCGGCCGGCGGCGTTAAGGGTCTGGCCCCAGCGCGCGGCGCCGGAGAGAGCGATGGTCAAGGTGGACGAACGGCCGAAGTCGATCAGGGTGGTGGGGAAGCCCTCGCCGGTGAGGGTGACGGTACCGGTCGAGAGGGCGCTCGCCGCCATCCATTCCAGGCGGCGGTTCACCATGTCGACCTGGTCGGCCATCTCCAGCTGCAGGTTGGCGAGTTCGCGCTCCTGGCCGGTCAGTTCGCCGCCAATGCGCTCGCCGATCTGGCGACGGACGGGCTTGCGCAGGTCCGGCGCACGCTTGTCCTTGATGTAGGGCGGCTTGAACTCGTTGGTCTGGTAGCGGCGCTGCTCGACGAGCTTGCCCTCGACGAGGGGCGACACCAGCGGCGACATGCGGCGGATGCCGACGTCCACGTCGATGGCGACTTTTTCGGTGTCGAACTCGACGATGTTGGGGAAGAAGCGGTCCAGCAGGAAGTTCTGCGAGGTCTTCAGGTTCGGGACAACCTGGACCAGCTTCATGGTCGTGTAGGCGATTGAATCTACCATTGTGGGGCTCCGATAAAAAAGCCCGCACAATGGCGGGCGCTATTCCAGTTGGTTGCGGGGATCAGGTGGGGTCGGACGCGCTGACGGGCGTCTTGAGGTAGATGTTCTGCGCCTCGAGCGCGGCGGTGGCGGCAGTGAGGGTAATGCCGGTGCCGAGGATCACCGCGTTCGCGTTGAACTCGCCCATCTGGTACGTGCCGCCGAGCGCGTCGCCGGCCGTGGTGTCGACATCGTCGACGAGGATGCGCTTCGGGGTCTGCGAGCCATCGGCCGAAGCCGAAAGCGACAGGGTCCATTTGCTGCTCGCCGTGATCATTCCGAGCACCGTTCCGCGCTTGTAGATCGCGCCGCCAGTGATGGTCTCGGTCTTGGTGACGATCTTCATGTCGCCGCCGATCAGCTGATCGGGGATAAAGGCGTCGGAGGTCATGCCCGGCTGAAAGGGCGGGGCGCCATAATTCGTCGTGGTAACCATGAGAAAAACTCCTGTCCGAAAGAGGGCCGCTCAGGCCGTGAGGATGCCGGCCTTCACGGCGGCTGCTTTGGCGAGTTCGCCGAACGACATTTCGTCCGGCTTCTTGCCCGTGGGCCCGGTTCCGGGATTGGGGATGACGACGCGCGCCATGCGACGGCCGAGACGGCTGCCGGACGCCGTCGAAGGCGCTGCGCCGCCGGCCACCATGTCGAGCATGGCGATGGCCTCGGCGCTGGGACGGTCCTCGCTCAGCGCCAGGTGCGCGGCGACGTCAGGACGGACGCCAGCCGATGCGGCGCCGAAGATGCGACGGCCGCGCGCCTGTGCGGCGAGGAAACCCTCGCGGCGGGCCTTGGCCATCTCTTCGTCGTCGTCGTCGCTTTCGGCGAGGTTTTCGGCCTTCGCGTCATCGTCTTCGTCGTCCTCGGCTTTCTTGCCGGCAGGGGCTTTGTCGTCCTTGTCGTCGGCGGGGCCGCCATCTTCTTCGGCACGACGCGCGTTTTCGTCGTCGCGGCGCTGGTCTTCCTCGGCGCGGCGGGCATCTTCCTCTTCGCGCTTCTGGTCCTCTTCGGCACGACGCGCCTTGCGGCCCTCATCGTCCTCGTCCTCTTCGGCGCGGGCGCCGGTCTTGATGCCCGCCAGGGCGGCGGTGCTCGACAGCAGGTGGGCGAACGCGGAGGTCCGCGCCGCGGTGTTGGTCTTCGACATCGGGGTATCTCCGGTTGCGATTACGAGATTTCGGCAAGCAGCGCGGCGAATGCCGCGTCGGGCGCCATCACGGTATCGGCGAGGCCGGCCGCGACGCCGGCGGCGCCCATGAACGTGCCGGCTTTCAGCCCGCGCACGGTATCGACGGAAAGCCCGCGTGCGCGGGCCACCGAATCGTAGAATATCTCGCCCATGGCATCGATCTCGACCTGAAAAGCCGCAAGTGCGTCGGCGCTCAGCGGGATCTCGGAATGGCCGTCGGCCTTGCGGTCGGCGCCGTCCGAGGTGATGAAGGTGACCTTGAGGCCAGCCTTGGTTAGGGCATCCGACATATCGACGTGCATGCAGATGACGCCGATCGAGCCGGTACCGCCGGTGCGCGGCACGATGACCTTGTCTGCCGTGGATGCCAGCCAGTAGGCGGCGGAATAGGCGCTCTCCGACAGGATCGACCACGTCGGCTTGTTGCCCCGCGTTTCGAGCAGCGTTTCGAACAGGTCCGCGCAGCCGGATACTTCGCCGCCACCGGAATCGTAAATCCCGGCAATCGCCTTGACGTCCGGGTCGGCGTGCGCCGTCAGGACCGCCTGGCGGATGCCGTCATAGCCGGTCATCCCGGAGAAGGGGCGAAGCGACCCCAGCTTGTGCACCAGCGTGCCGGTGACGGGAATGACGGCGACACCGCCAAGAACATCGTAACCGCAGTCGGACCGCGTCTCGCGGCGCCCTGAAAAGACGACGTCATCGTCATCGTCCCAGGCGACGGGCTGGATGACGCCGCCGCCCAGCCGCTCCATGCTGGCAATGCCCAGGCGCTCGGCAAGCGCGCCCATGGCGATCTCCGCCTTGCGCGGGTGGATGGCGATCGGCGTGTTGAACAGCCGGGTGGCCAGATGGGCGAACTGCTGCATCATTGCACCTGCGGATCTTGAATGGTTTTACCGGCCGGCTCGCCCGTCGGGTTCATGCCCGACCACGTCGGGAGCGGGATGCCGGCCTCCTTGAAGCGCCGGATCACGTGCTTGCGGGCGGTGATCATGTCGTCGCCGTCGAAACCCTGTTCGGCGCAGAGCTCGTCGTAGTCCATCAGCGCCGCGTCCATCCCCAGGACCGCGCCCTTCACTTCGTCGACCGGGTTGGTCCAACCCTTGGGCGGGCCGATCCACTTCGCGCGCGCATAGGCCGCGGCGCATTCCATGAACTCGGGCGCGCCTGCGGGGAGGGGGAGCTCGTCCATCTCCATCGCTTCCTCGACGAAGCCCTCGCGCACGGGCTGGCAAAACCCGTTAGCGAAGTCGTCGCGGCGGCGGTTGAGGGTCTTGAAGAATTCCTGCAGCGCGCCCTGATGGCTCGAGTAGTTGACGTCGGCCCAGTTGTTAGAGACCTGCTGGGTCGACACGCCGGCAGCGGCGGCAACGTTGCGCAGCACGGCGCCCTCGAACTTGTCGAAATTGCTGTTCGGGCGTGCCGCCTGCACCTGGCCCATCTTCTCGCCGGGGAACAACTTGGTCATCGACGCGCCCGAGCCGGGTACCGTGATGCGGTTCTCCTTGTGGAAGTCGGCGCGCTCCTGCTGGTACGCGTTCAGCTTCTCGTCGCCGCCGAATGCGCCGTCGACGAACTCCTGATCGAACGGGCTTTCGATGTAGGCGCTGAAAATGGCGTTCAGGAGCGACGCGTCGAGTTCGGCGACATCGTAGCGGAACAGCATTTTCAGCCGATGCAGGACGGGGGCGAGAATGCCCGCACCGCCGCGGTGGGTGGCGGCTTGGTCATGCTCATAGTCGTGCACGATGATCGGGCGACCCCACTCGGTTTCGCGCTCGATCCGGTCCCAGATCATGCTGTCGCCAGCCGACCAGATGTCGTTCTGGTGGGCGCGGCGGATATGGTAGGCAACGGCGACCCCGTCGTCGTCGATCTCGACGCCGCCGCGCAGGTCGCGCTGGTCGAAGCTGAGCGTCGGGTTCGAAAGGCGGTCGGGGTCGAGGATCTGCAGCGCGGTCGCATACTGCGCGCGGCCGGGGCGAATGCGCTGCGGCATCCACCGCAACAGGCCAAGGGCATCGCCGTCAACGATCTTGTGGCGGAACGCGAGGCGGAACATCTGCGGGACGGTCAGGTTGCGGCTGACATCGCACCAGCGCCCACGGCCGAGCGCCCAGTTGCGGTACGAAGCATCGAGGGCTTGGGCGAATTCGTAGGCCCACCCTTCGTCGAACGCCGAAATCCCGGAATATTGGGCGAGGTGCTTGTAGTCGGGCTTCGAGATCGGCCGGAAATTCGCGCCGACGGCATTGTCGAGGATGCGGGTAATGGTGCCCGATGCCCAGCCGTCGTTGCGCACCACGTCGCGCACGCGCGCGACGATGGTGTCGCGGTATCCATTCAAAGCGCCATCGGGCGAGGTCAGGAACGGCTGCCACCCCGCCATGTGGTCCGAGACCATGTCGGCCGCGTCGTAGGGCGAGCCACCGCCGCCGACCAGCGCCGTCGCCCGGTTGGGCGCTGCGGACATCGGATTGCCGTAGAGGTCGAGGATCTGAACGGTCATCGATGCAGGAACCGCATGGTCCGGCGCGGCCGGCATGAAATCCCCAAGGCCTGTTGCAGCTGCCCGATCAGCGCCGCCAGCTGCCCGATGTTCGTCCGGCTGTAGGTGACGGACTTCGCGCCGTCGCCCTGCGTGTAGCTGACCGTCTCGACCTTCGACCCGGTGCTGAGCGCGAGGTACGCCGCCTGGGCCTGGCCCAACGCCGCCTGCAGGTCAGGCTGGGTCATGCCGGCAAAAATGCCCGAGGTGATGATCGTCATGCTCACCCCTTACGATGCGAGCCGGGAGGCCCGGCTTTTCTTGACCGGGGCCGCCGGCTCGGTCGGACCGATCGTGATAACCTCGGACGGTTCATTTTCCGCGGTGGGGGGAGGGGCGGAGCCCTCCACAACCGTGGCGGCCGCGCCGACCTTGTCTGCCCGTTTGTTCAAGCCAAGCCCCATGTGCATCAGCCCGTGGAGAGCGGCGTAAGCGTAGACGCGCACGTCGAGCGCTTCGTTCGCCTTGCCGTCCGGCAGCACCCAGACCCGGTACTTGTGGCCGGCTGCTTCGCGGACCTCGATCCGTTCGGCGGTGAGCTGGGCGAAGTAGTTGCTATCCCGGTCCTGCTTGAAGTGCATGTAGCTAGGGCCCGGCTTGTCCTTCGCCAGCGCGCCGCGAATGAAATCCTTCGCCGCGTTCACGCCCAAGACGACTGGGCGATAGGTCTTCTTCGTGCGCGAGGTCGGTCGCTTGGTCGGCCAGACCGGGTTGCGCTGCCCGCCTTGAGCGCTCTCGCCCTTAATCGCGTTGACGAAGCGCCCGAGCCGCGCCTTGCAGAAATCGTAGACCGACGTCGTATGGTGGCCGCCGGAGTCGATGCAGGTTGCCTCGGCTTTGAACGCCCGGCCATCTGCGCGGTACCATAGGCGCTGCAGGTATGCGTCCAGCCGCTCCTGCAACCCCTTGTCGTCAAATTCGCCGTCAAACACCTCGTAGTCGATCGACCACGATTCCTCGTCGCGCCCCCAGCCGACCACCTCGACCTCGACGCGATAATCCTGGACGTCGACGCCGATCGTGATGATCGCGACGCCGTCCGGAACCTCCGCTTCCCAGACCTCGCGCCGGGCCAGCAGGATGTCGATCCCGACGTTCTTCCCGCTGTTCGCCCGGTAGCTCTTCGCCATCTGGGTATTCCACCAGACCTGCAGCTTTCGCTCGTTGCCGGATGCGGCGACGCGCTTTTTCGCGATCTGCGCCGGCGTATCCTTCGGCCAGGGGCTGTAGAGCTTGCTGGCCTGGAAGCCGGCATGCTCGTTCGGCACCGCCCATGTGCCGCAGACCGCGCACCGGGCGCGGTACACGGCGTGGCGAGGGCCATGCCACCAATCCCATATTGCGGTGATCGGATCCTCGGTGTTGGCGCGCCACGCCGCGGCGTATGCATCCAGCGGGGTCTGGTGAACATCGCAGCAATCGAACGGCCGTGTCTGGTGCCAGCGGATTGTTGCCAGCGATCGGATGCGTTGGCCTTCAGTCCAGGCCGCGCCGCACGCCTCGCAATGCAGGCGCGCGGTCTCGGTCCGGTGCGGCTTTCCGTCGCCCTTGCCGCCCTCCCACTCGACTTGCTCGAATTCCAGAAACTGCCGGTGCGCGCAGTGCGGGCATTCGACCGATGCCCGGCGCATATCCGATTCGGCATGGCTGGCCTCGATGCGTCCTTCCCCCTCGATCGTCGGGGAGCAGACGCGGACGCTGAGCCAGTTCACGGCGGTGGCAAGACGTTCGTCGCCGATGTCGATCGGGTCGCCTTCCTTGATCGGCAGATACTTGTTCGTCTCGTCGTAGAGCACGATGCGCACCGGGCGGCGCGCCAGGTTGTCGGGACTGCCGGCGCCAGCGATGGCAAGGAAGCCACCAGGGAACGACTTGTACGTCAGCGTGTCGCCGGAATCGCGTGTCTTGGTCGAGCCGACCAGCTTCTTCAGGACCGGCGTCGCCTTGATGAACGGGGCGATACGCTCCTTCGAAAATTGTTCGGCGGCTTCGTCCTTCGGCTGCACAAGAAGGATCGGACAGGGATCGCGATCCATGTGGTACCCGACGATGTTCTCGATCAGGCTGGTCTTGAGCAGCTGTGTCGCGACCATGGCGGTGATGACGTGCACGCCGGGTTCGGTGACGGCGAGCATCGGCCCGCGCGCGATCTCGACCCGGCCCGTCCGCCACTTCCCGCTGACGTTGCCCGCCTCCTTCGGCAGTATGCGCTCCGCATCGGCCCAGTCGGGAAGACTGTCGCGGGGCGGCGGGGTATATCCTTTGCTCCAGGCGAGCCGGAGGCGATCAGCTTTCTCGTTCGACGTTGAAGTCGGGCTTGGGCTCTCCGAGCTGCTGGAGGTGCTGCTGGACATATTGCGTCAGCGCCTCCAGCACCCGATCTGCTTCGAGGTCGAGGTCGGTGGCCAGGAGCGGGGCGATCTGGCTGGGCCAGTTCATCCATGCATCCCGCTGCTGCCGCGCCATTTCGAACAGCACGGTTTCGGCCACCTCGATCTCGACCACCGCGCCAGCCGCGATGCGCGCCGCGACGAGGTGCTTCAGGGCGAGGGCATTTTCCTTCACCTGGGTGGCGATCGCGATCGATGCGAACTGGCCCTGCAGCAGCTGCTCGGCGAACTGGCCGAGTGCCGCCTCGTCAACCTCTTCGCCGGCACCAGCGACAACCGGGTCAACCAGGGGCGCGTCAACCGCGCGGACCTTCGGCTGGTGCTTCGCGGCGCCCGGCTTTGCAATCTTGAAGCGGCCCATCGCCGCCGTTTTCATCTTCGCGTCGGAGGCGGCGACATCAACGAGCGCGCCGCTGAGAACCAGTAATCCTCGGGCTTTCCACTTCGCGGCGGCCTGTTTCGAAGCGCCGTGCGTCGCGGCGTAGGCGGAGACCGACAACAAGCCCATGGCCGCTCCTTCCGACAACCGACAACCGACAACCAACTTTTAGGGGCTGGAGCTACCGCGACATCGGGGCGCGCAATACCCTCGATGCGTGAGGGGGCAGGAAGGACCCAAAAGACCAATATGAAGCAACATTATTACGCGAAACAATGTTACGCCAGTTTTAACCATGACGTAATAATGATGCGCGTATTAATGTTGCGCGAAAAGACGGAATATTACGCAAAGTAGACATTTATGGTCAGCGTTTCGGTCAACCCGACCTTGGCCTCCCATCACGGCGGGCAGCGGATCATTACCGCGTCCTCGCCGTCGCAAACGCCTGCCGCAGGGCGGCGGCGAACTCGTCCTTGGCATTGGCAGCGACGTACGCGCGGGCACGCTCGAAGAACGGGAAGTGCTTCGGAGCCTCGGTCGTATCCTCGAACTGGATCAGGAGCTTGAGCCCTGACTGAGCGGAGCGGCTGGCCTTGCCCTTGCGGGCGGCCGCCGTTGGACGCTGCCACACGCCGTTGATGAGCTTGCCCTTGCGAGTCTTGATCTGACCGACGAACACGTTCGGCTTTCCCTTGAGGGTCTTGAGCTTGTTCCGCGACAGGTTGCCGTACTGGTTGGTGGCAACCCCGCGAGGAACGAGCATGGCTTGCTTGGCGCCGAGGGAGCGGTTGCCGCCAGCGACGTAAGGCGCGAGGTACTGAGCCACGATGTCCTTGGCGTTGACGTAGGCGACGAGTTCGCGCTTCGTCGCCGGGGTGACGCGGAAGCCCTTCTGCGTGAACGGGGTGGGGCTGTCGAACGTGTCGATGACAGCTACCGTCTCGGCGGCGGATACGCCCTGCGCCAGGCGGGTCAGCGCCAGCGCAGTAGCGAACGGGATCTGCTTCGCGCCGAGCGCCTTGGCGGCGCGCTGAAGACCGGAGAGTTCGAGGTTCGCGGTGATGGTGAACATCGTGCGCCTCACGTTGTTGGAGCGGCCAGTCGGGTTCGAACCGACATCATCAGCTTGGAAGGCTGAGGCCCTACCGTTGGACGATGGCCGCGTTTTAGTGGTATGATCCGGTATGGCAGAAGAACTCAGCGGCATGTGCTACCAGTGCGGCATCAACGAACCAGCGATCGGTCACGAGGAAGGCTGGTTCACGTGCGGAAATTGCGATGCACGCCTCTACACCGTCAAGGAGTGGCGCCAGCAACTCGACCAGAACGTAATAGATCGCGCGAAGCGGAACCTGGGGGTTGAGGAGTTCATGGCGGGGAAGCCAAGGCGGTAGATACGAAAACGCCCGCTCGCCGTTTCCGGCTGCGGGCGCAACTTTAAATATCATTTACCGTCAATAATCAACCACAGCTGGCGCGCGCCGTCAAGCGGCATCGGTGTAAAATTCCACGAGGATGCGCGAACGCACAGGTTCCGGGGCAAGGATGTCCAGCGCCCTGATCGCAGCGTCAGCGATCATCTTGTCGCGCGGATCGACGGTCTTTCGCTCCATAGGCGTGAACGCCGCATCTTCGCGCTTTGCCTTGTCCCGCACCTGGGTGTTGAGCCCCGCCAGTTCGGCGTTCCACCGCTGCACATCCAGCATCCGATCGAGCCAGGCCGGCCCTGCATCCACGTGGTTGATGCTCAGCACCTGCTCGAGATATGGGTAGCAGCCGGACGCGTCGAGCGCCTTCATGGCCGACCGCATCCACTCGCGGTCCTGCTCGGCGAAGGGATTGTCCCGATGCCCGCCAGCGCCCTTCGGCGTCTGGTCGAGCGGGCAGTGATAGCCCGGCGCGCCGAATACCGCGCGATAGATGCGCAGGTAGCGCTGGGCTCCATCGAAGCGGCCTTTGGCAACGTCGATCTCGCCCATCAGCCCCGATGCGAAGAACCGCCCGAGCGCGGACGCGTAATGCGACCCGAACCGCCGCTTCGCCGTGGCGATCTTGGCGGTCGGGTCTACCGTTTTTACCGCCGTCTTGCGCTTGCCGTTCGGTTGCCGTTTGCCCGGCTTGCTCGGCCTGCCCTTGCGAGCCATCTTCAATTCCCCTTCTTGAGAATGGACCCCAGGTCCGCGATCACGTCGTCGATGCTTTCGCAGGCCTCTCGCCGCAGTTCGCGGGCCATGCTCGGCATCGCGTCTGACGTGCCCAGGATCATCAGCTTAATGGCCGTGAGCCGGGCGGTGATGTCGGCAGTCGTGTTCTTACGCATTGGGCTTGTCCAGGTCTCGCGCCAGCCGGCGCAATTGGTGTTCGATTTCGGAGCGGTTTTCAAAGAAGCGTTCGGGGTTGCTCCAGTCAGGCCGAAGGCGGCGCACCTGCTGGGCAAGATCATATGCCGCAGCTGCAGGTGCGCGCCGGCTCACGCTTGGGGCGCCGGATTGGCCAAGAATGCCGCGATCGCCAGCCGCGCGAGGTCCTCCGCGCACTCGAGTTGGGTATCGAGATCAATCGGTGCGTCGACGTAGCCGTAAGCAGCACGAGTTTCGGGCTCCTCCGCGAACAGATACTTGAGCAAGCGACGATCCCGTAGGCTTTTGAGGATCGCCTCTCGCGCGGCGACCACCGCATCGGCTGGCAGGTCAGGAGCGTCTGCGGGAGAACGCGCGCCCCTCACGAACGGAGTTGCCCCCTCGATCCCGACTGGCGGATGCGTGTGGCCCCACGCGTGGAACCAGAAAGTTCCGCCAGCCGCGACGACCTGGGCCAGCTCGTCGGGCGAAAATTGCCACTTGCTGATGACGTTCGGGTTGCCGTCCAGGTCAGCGTAACGGTGGATGTGGAGGTCGTAGACCGTGCCCGCCGCTGCATCTTCGGGGGTCGGCGCGCGCAGGATGTCATTCGCTTCGGGAAAGGGGATGCCAGTGGCCATCTCAGCCCTCCTTCGGCGGCCAGACGAAGACCTCGTGCTGGTCGGTGAGCGTCGACGTCGGCAGTCCGAGGGCGCAGAGCCGGTCGTTCTCGACGTGGAGCCGCGTCAGCGAGGTTTCGGCGCGCGGTGCATCCGCCCACGGGCTTATGTCCGTCGTGGTGCCGTAGCGCCAGGCGTGGAGATCGACGGGCAGGACAGACGGTCGATTCCGCGCGATCGTCGCGCCCTGCTGAAAGCCCCGACGGTACGACCGCTCGGCCGCGCGGGCCATCAGGCGGGCGAGTTCGAGCATGTCGTCTTCGGCCACGTCCTCGAGAAACGCGAGGTCGAGGCCGTCGGTGATGTCGTAGGCTGATCGTTGGTCGGTCATCGTGATGCTCCTGCGGTGGCGCGGGCGTGCGCGGTCGAATCATGACGGCGGCGCGCGCGCTCGGTGGTGGCGATTGGGTCGGCAAGAGCGACTTCCATTCGCCCCAGCCGCTCGATTTGTTGCACGCGTTCGGCCACTAGCGGATCGGCGTGACGCCTGATTTCACCCACGGAGGGCATGAAGCCGTGCGGCGCCTTGCGGGTTGCTTCGTCAACGGCATGCGCGAGGATGTCGTGCGGTAGGTCGATCAGCAACCGCGTCATCTCGTCGTTCCAGATCCCGAAGGCCTTCCCGTCCACACCGCGCGTCGGGTTGAACAGGACAAAGAATGACGCCAGCCGCTGGCTCAACCACTTGCGCGGCGGCTGCGCCATCGCTGCATGAAGTGCACCGCGGAATTCTGTGATGAGGCCTTCATGCCCCGCACGGTCTGCGGCATCGAGCGCTCTTTCTGGACGCCAAGCCGGGCCGCCGTCGAAGATGAATTCCTTCGGCGTGTCAGTCAGGGTCTCGGCCAGCGTGGGCGGCAAGGATGCCATCGATGGGGCTCCGGGGAAAGCTGCGGCTGTTGCTCCGGCCAAGGTGATGCTGGTCGCTTTCGTCATGATCGTAGTTTCCTTCTCGGACCTTGCGGAGGTTGGCGGGCGCGAGCAGCCAGTCGATCTTGGCTACGAACCCATCACGAGATGTGTCACCCCGCAGGAACGGCGATGCGCGGATGATGGACAGGACCTCGTCCCAGCCACCGATGCCGCCGATCTCCTTGAGCCGGGTGCCAAGCTTCCGCTTGCGGTCGGGACTGAGATCGACGGCGCGGGCGTTCGGCACGAATTCGCGGCGCACCATGTCGTGGCGTTCGAACGCCACCTGGACATCGTCAGGCGCGTCGGTCACGGCTGGTAGGAACACGGGGACCGGGAGATTAGCATCGCTAATCGACGAGTGCGTAGCACTACTATTAGAATCTCCCTTTCCCTCTCCCTTTCCCTTGGAGGTGTTTTCCCGAGGGACATCGCTCGTTGTCCTTGGGGACAGCCCCTCTTGTCCCGATGGACAGCCTGGGGACTTCTGTCGCGTGTCTCGAAGTGTGTCCAACGTGACCGGCTGACAACCGCCGGCCAGAAAGTCCTCGAATGTCGGCATTGAATGCTCGGTTTTGTGCCGCTGGTTGTGTTTTTTGATGCGTGCGCACTCGGTGCTGTGCTTGCGCCTAAGCTTGCTTTGCCAGGCGTCCCGAGCGGCTTCAGCAACCACCGGATGATAAAGGCGACCGTCGGCGCACTTGACCCAGCCGTGCATGGCAAGAGGCTTCGCTTTCGCGAACGACTTCAAGTCGAAGCCCATCTCCGAGAGGTAGCAAAGCTCCTCATCGTCGTCGGGCAGTGATGCCGCAGGCACTTGATGCCAGCTTCGATACCAGAGCTTATGGCCGATCATCCATGCGAGCGGGTTCTTCGACGCCTTCGCATTAAACGTGGACGAAAACAGGCGAGTGATGTCGATCATCAGCCGTGAGAAGTCGCGCAGATCGCACTCAGCAGGCGTCAGGGGATCGGGAAGCGCCTCCGACATCAGAAGCCCTCACGCTGGTAGAAGTCGTGATCTCGCACAGCCTGGTTGCGGCCGAAGAACCACGGCTTGCGCCGGCACAGTGCGCCCTGCCGGTTCTTCGCGGAGTAAATCTCCATCTTGTCCTTCGCCGCGGCCATGTCTTCCTCCCACTTGGGGCGGCGCTTTACGTCGGAGACATCGGGCTCGGATCGCTCGAGATAGTATTGATCGCGATACACAAAGATGACGATGTCGGCGTCCTGCTCTAAGGTGCCGCTGTCGCGGAGGTCGGAAAGCTGGGGGTGCTTGTCCTCGCGCTGCTCGACGGCGCGGCTCAGCTGGGACAGCACGATGATCGGGATGCGATTACTGCGCGCAGCGTGCTTGATCGCCTTGCTGATTATGGACACTTCCTGTTCCCGGTTCACGCGACCAGGCGGCGGGTCGATGAGCCCCAGGTAGTCGATGACGACTAGGTCGAGCTTGTCGCCGCGGCGCTCGAACTGCCGGGCCTGCTGTCGGATGACGAGATTGATTTGGTCGGCGCTAAACGTCTCCGGGTCGATGATGACCAGCGGCCAGTCCTGCACCTCGCGCTCGATCCCTCGAAGAAGCGCCTTGTCGCGCGCGGAAAGCCGACCCTCGCGGATTTCCTTCATGCCCGCCTCACCGCCTGCCTCAGCCAGCATATCCGCCTGTATGCGTGGCATCAGCTCTACGATGTCCATTTCGCGACTGATGTACAGCACGCCGTGTCCCGCCATGACTGCGCGCCGCGAGACGCACAGGGTCAGGGCGGTCTTCCCCGCGCTGGGCCGGCCGCCGACGAGGATGTACGCGCCGGGCATCATGCCACCGGTGATGTCGTCCCAGTCCTGCAACTGATGGAGCCGAACGCCCTGCGCGATAGTCCCCGCCGCGATGTCGTCGATGCGGTCATTGGCGGCGGCGAACGCCTGCCCAAGTGTGTAGGTGCGAGAGTCGAGCCCCGGTGTCGCCTCGGGTGGCATCTCGCCCTGAGCGGCAATCGCATCAACGGAGAGGCTCAGGTCCGCGCACGCTCCAGCCGCGGAGGCGAAACGGGCTTGCATCTTGCGTCGCGCCGAAAGGTCCGCGATCTGCTCAGCTATTTCACGGGGCGCGAGCAAGCCTTGCCCGTCGCCGGTCAACCGAGCAAGGTAGGCCAACCCGCCGAACGCCTTCAGACCCTCGTCGTCTGCTAACAGCGGCTTCAGTAAGATCGGAGTGACGGGCTTCCCCATCGCGTGCCCATCGAGAATGGCTTGGTAGATACGCTCGTGCACAGGCTCAGCCAGATCGACTGGCCTCAGCTGCTCCGCGACCATGTCGATGATCTCGGCGCCGCCCTGCATCAGGGCACCAAGAAGGGCGGCTTCGGCCTCAACGTTAGCGAGCATGTCAAACGACCTCGTTGGTGAAGAAGTCGTTCGGCTGAACCTTCCCTTCCGTGACCTTGGCGATCGCCGCCATGAAATGAGGACGCGGCACGCGCTTGCGGGCCACGTATTTCGCGATCACCCCGGCGTTGGCCGCACCGATCTGCTTGGCGAATTCGTCGTAGGTGATCTCCGCCTCGACAAGATAGTCCTTCAGCTTCATGGCGCTGATCATATGTCCGTTTTGGTCACCTCGCAATGACCTTATGTCCATTTTGTGCACTGTTTCTTAATATCCGTATTGGATAAAAGAAGACATCTGATGAGGAACATTTGATGTCGAATTTGAGCGAAGCGATCCCGAACCGCGTGCGCGCCTTGCGCGCGGAGCGCGGCTGGTCTTTGGCGGAGCTAGCGGACCGCGCAGGCACGACAGCATCGCAGATCATGAAGCTGGAGAAGTCACAGCGGAAGCTGGACCTCAATTGGATCGAGCGCCTGGCGAAGGCGTTTGGGATACCGACCGGCGAACTCATGGGGCAAGCCGATCATTTGCCGCTTAATCCCTTCCTCATTCCGTTGGTTGGAGAGATTGCTGCCGGGAACTGGCGTGAAGCCATTCAGCATTATGAAGAGATGATTTTCCCGCCTGTCGATGGTTTGAGCAAGGCGGCCTTCGCCCTTCGCACCAGGGGAGACAGCATGGATCGGGTTATCCCCGACGGTGGATATGTCGTCATTGACCCGGGCGAGGCCGACCTTCGGGAAGGCAAGGTCTACGCGGTGATGAACTCCGAGGGCGAGACGACGATTAAGCGCTTTCGCTCTGACCCAGCGCGCTTGGAACCCTGCTCAACGAACCCAGAGCACCAGCCGATCAGCCTAGGGCGAGAGCAATTCACCGTGATCGGAATGGCTAGGGGCGCATTTGTGCCACTTTAGACGATTTTCCAATGCGGACACGAACTGCATTGACAACATTTCCAGATTGGACATACTCGGGGCATCAGGAATGATCGCCTCCGGGCCGCTGACCTCCTGATCCGCAGGTAGGGAAACGCTTTGCGTCCGTAGAACTCACGGACCAAACAGCCGCCAACCTCCTGCGTCACCCGCAGGAGGGCATCATGTGTTCAACAATTCAATACGACCCCGACGAGGATCACTCTGGCCTTCTGGCGTGGGTCGATGACGAAGGCCGATTTTTTTCGGTCGAAGGTGAGGTTGCGCAGGACGACCTCACGCTAGGTGCTGCGAAGGCTTCTCCGGTCGCGCGCCACGTTGCGCTTAAGCGCCAGGAATGGCGCAATCGGGTCGAAGAGTATCAGCACGCCGAGGACGTCGACATCTCGGGTCTTCCCGACGCTGAGCAAGACGAAATCTTCGACTTGGCTGGCGATCGTCTGGATGTGTTGGTCGAAACGCGGGCCCCCGACTTGGCCGCTCTCGCGGAAAAGATGCGCCTCATCGACAAGACAGGCACCTATCAAGCTGACGGATACTTCGAAGCACTGCTCGCCGATGTCGACGCACTTTCCAAGCGCGCCGTCATGGTACCGACCGTCCGCGACGTCGCTGTCAGTGCAAAGGCGCTCATCAAGCGCGGTCTCACCGCCATCACGCCGTGGTGGAACATCGCCTCCACCGATGTCCTGCGCCTCGAAAGTTGGGGCGGGCACTACACGGCCGACAGCTACGGCAGTGTTCCCCGTGTCGACGTCCAGTGGCTGGGGCTCCATGTCGCATTTGAGATCGGCCGCACGCCGCCGAAGCTGACCGACGCCGAAAAAATGGCGCGTCGCGCATACCTCGACCATCTGACGCAGGAGGGTTGACGCATGGCCTTCTTCTTCAAGGTTCACCCAACCGCAACCGGTGATGCGGCACGCGTTGCCTATTATCTCCCCGAGTTGCCCGCCGGTGTCAGCTGGAAACTCAAGGAGTATATCGCGAAATACACGGTGGCCGTCATCAACGGCCCCGACGGCGCCGAAGACGAAGCGTATATGGCGATCAAGGCCTTCGAGGCGGATGGCCTGCCGGACGTAATCACCAAGGTCGTCTACCAGCTTCATTTCAACCGTCGCGGACTGAGTGACGATGGCGAGCTCGTCATCACCGAAAGCTCCGACGCCAGCACGGCGGAAATTGAATTCGCGGCAGTCGTGCTCGACGCGTTGTACGCGCAGCTGCCGCGGCAATGGTCCGATGCCTATCTTGCGTGGAGCCAGGCACTGGCTGCCGAGACGGCATACGATCAAGCCTTTTGGACGCCCGCCTTCCAGCGGCATGAGGCGGGCGGCCCTCAGATCCCCCCAAACGTGGATGCCAACATCGAGCGCTTGCAGCGTGTTCGCATCGACGCCGAGGGCGTCCTCATCGAAATGCCCGCGCCGTCGCTGACGGAGTTCGCATTGAAGTGCGCGATTGCCTTGAGCGATCCCGACACCGGCGACGCGCTGCTTTGCGCCGATGCGCAGCGACTACTCGGCATGGAGGTGATGACGGAAGACTACACGGCTGCCCGCCGGGCAGCGGCAGCGTGGATCGACGCACGCATCTCCGTTGCCCCTGTCCCCAGCGAAACCAAGGAGGTCTGACATGCGCATTCGCACAACGACCGCATTCTCGGATGCGAGAGAAAATTATGAATGTACCGCAGCAGCTTGGTCCAGCCGCGCAGAACTAGTGCGCGACGAGCGGTTCACTGCCGCTGATGTTAAGCGGTTAAAGGACAACCATTCCTCGAGCGCTGAAACGTTGGTTAAGACGCGAGCGCTGACCGGCAAGGACATCCTGGCAAAAATTGGGGTCGTACTTGAGCACTCCGATGCCGGCTTCGGTTGGACATCGATCGGGAAAGACCTTACCGCCGTAGACCGTCCCGAGCCAGGCCCGGCCGTGTGCTCTGCGTTCGATGCATGGCGCGCTGCATGGGTGGCAATGGGCGAGTATGATGCGTCCGACGGATACACTGACGCGGAAGCCTCACGGCTTTCGGACATCGTTTACAGCACGATGCTATCGGTATTTCGCGCGCCGTGCACGACGGCGGGCGACTTCCTGGTCAAGTCGTATGCTCATTTGCTCTGGCATGCGACCCACACGAACACTCGGGAAATTCGCGGAACGGGGACGGGTAGTTTCTTCGACATCAATCACGGCGGGATCGACTCCGACAGTCTGGTCACTGACGAATATTATCGGTCAGTCTACGATGACCTCAATCATTCCGACCTCGGATGCTGCCTGCTCGCGACGGGCCTGATCGCTTTCGACGCGCGCAAATGGCTTGAACGCGCTGAGAGCATTGGCATGGCTGTCTCCGTCATTGCGAGAGCATGCGGCGAGCGCAGTCTCGCGATTAGCATGGTCGACAGCGACGACCCTCGCCTTCAGCGAGAGCAGCGCCGGCTACAGCGCATTCTCGCATTCGATCATCACCTCCGCTGGCTTGCTGTATCCGACTTGATCTCGAAGGAGCGGCCCGATTTGGTTTGCCATGTCCAGGCGCATGCTCGGGCGGGCGCAGCATGACCGTACAATCCTATCCAGTTCCCGCCGGCGCCCCCTGGGCGGGAGTGTCAGCAACGGCGGGGTCATGCCCCCCCGCCCCGCCGTTGCTGGCCGAAGCCTGGCTGCTTGCCTGGGGCAAGATCGGCGGCGCGGTCACCATCGGCACGGATGGTATGATCTATCCGTGGTTTCATCCGGAGATCGGCTGCGCAGATGACGACTGCGCGACGGTTCTGGTGGCTGAACTGCTCGACACGCCGGGCCTACCAGCCGCGGTCAAGATCGTGCTCGCCACGGGCGTGCGCTCCAAGCGCCGGAGCGCACGATGGGCGAGGTGATCCGTTTCCCGCTCCACCGCGCGCGCCAGCCGGTCATGCAGAGCGATTGCCGCGAGGCCCTGCGGCTTACGATCATGCTGGACTGGTGGTCCCGCGAACGCGCCATGCTGGCCGCGGTGCGCAAGTCGAACCGCGATCAGAAGTGGTCCGAGGATTTCGCCGAAGCCGTCGAGAAGGTCGACCGCCTCGCTGCCCGGCTGAGCGCCGTAAAGGCCGCCCGAAGGAAGTCGTCATGACCGATCAGCCGAACGGCACCCTCACGGTCCAGTCCTGGATCAACAAGGGCCGGAACGACATCGCCGACTGGATCAAGCCGAAGATGGCGGGCAAGCGTGACGCCAACGGCACGTTCATGATCCACACTAGGATCGGCAGCGACAAGGTGCAGGCCCGCGTTCTCGTCGGCAACATCGTCATTGATCGAAAGGGCGTGCTGTATACCTGCCCGCCAGTTGAGGCTCGCCCGCTGCTGGCCGAGTTGGATGAGAAGGAGAGCGGTGCCTACGGAGCCTTGGATAAAGGCACACCGGGCCTGCAGCGCGAGGCAGATGTAGCCCCGCGCGACGACGTGACCGACGACATCACGCGCCGGATAAGGGCGCAGCAGGGGGCGCGAATCGAAACAGGCAAATCGGTCGGGAAATCATCCTCAACCCCGCAGAAATCTGCCGAATTTCAGAGTGAGTCGACAGCGAAGGAAATCACCCCCTCTACCCTGTCGGGAAAAGGTGCCAGCACCTCCCAAAAGCCGCAGAAATCCGCCGCTTTCACCCCGCCGCCCGCCCAGGCGAGCACCACCCCTAAAAAATGGCCAGTCGCCAAGGGAAACCCGCCTTCGGTCGAGAACCGCAACCCGTCGGAATTACACCTCGATGACAGCTATCAGCGGTCGACCGACAACGGCGGAAGCATCGCACTCATCAAGAGGATCGCCCAGACCTGGGACTGGCGCATGTGCCTGCCGCTGGTCGTGTCCAAGCGTGATGACGGCACCTTGTGGGTGATCGACGGGCAGCACCGTCTCGCGGCCGCCAAGCTGCGCGGGGACATCCCGTTCCTGCCTTGCTGCGTCGGCGTCTACGGCAGCGTCGCGGACGAGGCGGCGATGTTCGTCGCCATGAACCGGGCGCGCAAGCCGATGAACCGGCTGGACGATTTCCACGCGGCGATCGCCGGCGGCGATGCCGAGGCGTTGCAGATCCGGCAGATCATCACCGAGGCGGGCTTCACCGTCTCGCGCAAGACCGGCTCGCAAAGCTGGGTGCCTGGCGAGGTCGCCTTTACCAGCGCCATTGCCAAGGTGCTTCGCAAGCATGGCGCGGCGATTTGCGCGTCGGCGCTCACCACCATGGCAGAGGCGTTCCCCGATGAGGTGCTGAACGCGGGCGCGAGCATGTTCACGGCGCTCACCAAGCTCTCGATCAACCCGCCCGAAGGCTACGACCCCGACCGAATGTTCCGCACGCTGCTGACCCGCGCGCAGAAAGAATGGGCGAGCTTCCTCAGCGCCACGAAGGGCGGCGGGGACGATCGCGCCGCCCAGCTGCGGGAGGTCTTGCTGATGGCTTACGAGGAAGTGCCGGCCACGGCCGAGGAGGCAGCATGACCGATAGTGATCGTACCGGCTTCATCGTCGCGAGCCTCTTCGGCATCACGGGTGCGCTCGTGGCGATAGGCGTCGACACCAGCCGCATGGCGGAGAACAGCAAGCGGGTGGCCGACACAGCCGACATAGAGATGTGCCTTGAGGCCGTTCGCGTTGGCATCGAGCCGTCGACGCTTCCGGCTCCGTGCAGGGCATTGAGGAAGGAGCCCGGACTGTGATCGACCCGGACCTGATAGAAGCGCGCGAGATCGTGAAATCGACGCTCAAGGCCAGCAGTCACCGCCGCTGCAACTGCCGCGCCGAGATCGACGCGGGCGGCTGGGACAACGGACAGACGGTCCGCGCTACGCTCGCCGGCATCAAGCGGGGCAGGACGCTTGCTCGCTCCTGCGGCTGCGCGGTTTGCCGGTCCGACGTGGTCGGCCTGGTGCCGTGTTTAAACGAGGTGGCGACATGAGCGAAGATTCCGTCATCTGCGTCGCGCTGGTCGCCCTGATCTGGATCGGCTGGCCCCTCCACAGCATCGCCACCGACATTCGCGCACTGCGCAAGCTCGCAAGGAAAGAACCATGAACATCACTCCGCCGCCCATGGATGGCCGCTGGATACTGGCCTACGACCCGACGCTTTCCGAGTTCGTGTCATCGCGTCCATGGGTGCTGGCGACCCGCTGCGATGATGGATTTCACGATGAAGGTGGGAGCGGCGTCGAGGTTGCGGGATGGGTCGATCTTCCCGAGCCTTGGCCGAAACCGACAGGCTGGACGCCGCCCAGCGGTACGATCCGCATCACCGAGATCACCGGCGACGGTTGGACCTGCAACGGCAAGCCGGTTTCTGTGTCCTGGCGCTGGATAATCGATGTCCAGAAGCCCGACGGATCACGCGACGAATACCGCGACTGCGACATGGCCGTGACGCTTGAGGAAGCCGAGGCCAGGGCCGTGAAATGGCAGGCGAAGATCGGGCTTCCAATTGTGAAGGTGCCTTTGGATCGGAAGGTGGTGCCGATCCGTCCTGCAGCGACCCGCCAATGACCAGCGCCATCGAGCACGAAGCGACGATCGAGATCGTCAAGGCGCAGACTGCGGGCACCGCGCCAGCGCTGCTGGACGCCATGCTTGCGCTGATCGAGGGGCTGCGGGCCCGCGTGACCGAAGAAGACGAAGAGGTCGCGTACCTGCGCCGCGTCGAGGCCGCCGCCGAACGAGCCCACGATTACCACCGTTCCGGGAAGTTCAACGACCCGGAATATGACGACGAATGGGATGCGAGGATCATGGTCGAACGGCTCGACGAGCTGGGGGAGGCTCTGTCGTCATGAGCACCGAAGCTCGCGAGGCCCGCATCGACGGATTAGCCCACTCGCTTGCCGACATTGCGCTCGGCATTCTGCATGATCGTGCCGAGGCGGCCGCCATCGGGGAAGAAACCTTGCGGTAAAAACTACTTAAAACTGTTATCAAAATATGACTGGGTAAAGTACGACAATCGCTCATCAGAAACATGCAGCCAAGGAATATCCCATGGGACTTCTTCTGACAAAGTTTGATAACCTGTATCCCATTTTCTTGCAGTAAAGCCCAACGTTGTATTTTTCATTCTTATTAAGTCTAACACGGAAACAAATCTTTTGAATATGGCCGTCATGTTTAAAAACAAGGCATTTTCCCCCTTGTTTACGATATGAAATTGGAAATCGACTTGATCATATACTTCAACGCAATCGGAATGATCAAACGCATCCCCCAGCACATCAATGTTGAACCTGCCGAAAATTTCACTCGCGCCGAACGGCTCAGCCATGCCTATCGGAGATATCTGAAAGGCGATCGCGATGCGCCGCCAGCTTGCCTCAACAAGTTCTGACACAAACTTGGCTGGCAAGCCGAATGACATTAATTCCAGCGCAACTACCAGCTTCAGCGCATGATCGAGACCGTACTCGAATTTGACCCCTCGGCCAACATTCACGCCGCCGGGAAAATTCAAGCGCTGCAACTGCTTGATCCGCGCACGAAAAGTGCCGCCGCGCTCGGGATCGATGCGGAAATAGGCCGACAGAACAGCCTCAAGCCGCCCGAACGATAACGCGAATCTAGACACGGCGACACTCCTAGGAACAGGAATACACCTCTAGCTCTTGACGGCAATTATCCGCAAGCGCATAGAGGGACACGGATACACCTGTAATCCACGGAGGTAACGAAATGCTTAATGCAGATTTGCTTTGCGGGGCGAAAGCCGCCGCCGACTACATCGGGGAGACGACCCGAGCCGTCTATAACATGGCGGAAAAGGGCACCCTTCCCTGCATCCGGAAGGGGCGGAAGCTCTACTTCCGTAAGAGCGAGATCGAAGCGGCGTTCCGATCCGAAACCATATCTGTCTGATAGGAAGGCGGTCGAGGACGCGGATTCCAGCCGCATCCCCGACCTTGTTCAGCAAGGAAAGCTACATGAACAAGATTGATATAGCGGCACCGGGCATCGTTGTCGCCCCGGATTTTCTACGCGAGATTCGGGATCGCTCCTGGGACGGCACCGTAGCCGTCGAACGCATCAGCAGCCTCGCCTACGCGATCACCATAGCGCTGGACGGCGTCGCGAATGAAGCGATGGCTCGCCACGTTGGTGCTACATCGCGTCCGGGCGCGGGTATCGACCTTGGCCCCGTTACGAATATGCGGGAATGGGCCGTGGTCTCCAATTTGTTTGATCTCTTGAAAGATCAGGCCGACGCATGCGGCGCGCTATTCGAGAAGGTCGAACTGGCCACAGCCAAAGTGACGCGAGACCACAGGTCTGGAGCAGCGGGTCGGCCGAACGTGGTGGGAGGCGCGCTGTGACCGCCGTCATAGACCTTAGCTTTGAGGGCTCTCAAATCCGCTCCGTCGTGATGGACGGTGAACCAGGCTTCGTCGGCAAGGATGTCTGCGAGCGGCTGGGCTATACCAACCCGAACAAGGCAATGAAGGACCACTGCAAGGGGGTAACGAAACGATACCCCCTTCAGACGGCAGGCGGAGTGCAGCAAGCGAGGATCCTGTTCATGCCCGATGTTCTTCGTCTCATTGCAAGCAGCACCTTGCCCGATGCCGAGCGCATGGAACGCTGGATGTTCGAAGAGGTGCTTCCGACAGTCATCAGGACCGGCTCCTACACCTCCGACGGCATGGTCACGAATTTCGGACCAGCCGCGCGGTCTACGCTGGGCGGGATCGTCAAGCGCGTCACGCACGCCGAGATCGAGGAGGCGTTCGTGCAGGTACTTCCGGCCCTCGTGGAGCCGCTGCTGGAGCGGATGGTCAATGCGCGGCTGCTGACCGAAAGCCGCAAGCTCGTGAACGGCATCAGCGCCCTGGAGGTGGCGGAGATGGCTGGTTACACTAAGGGCAAGCGCCCGCGCGGGCTCACGCAGTTTATCACCCGGAAGCTGACCCGCTACCACCATGACCGCGGCATTATTCCCGAACGCACGCCCTACGGCTCGGCTAAAGTCCTCATCTATGGCGAGGCTATGACCCGGCGCTGGCTGATAGAGGGCGGGCGTAAAGCTATCGAGATGTATGTCGCCGGCAAGCGCGGCCAAGGTCGCTTGAGACTGGTGGACCCGATATGAGCTACGCACCTGACCGCCTCATCCGCCTTTCCGAAGTCATCGAGATCGTTGGCTACTGCAAGGCGATGATCTACCGGAAGATACGGGCAGGGACCTTTCCGAAGCCGTACAAGCCGGGTGGAGCATCGTCCCGGTGGAGCCTGCGCGAGGTGTCCGACTGGGTCGCCAGCGTCAAGCAGGCTCCCTGATCTTCGGATTGCCGATGGATCGCCGCATGGGCTGGCCGACGAACGAATCGGGCGCGGCGGCACCTTCCAGCAGCAGATCGGCCCACTCTTGCGCGAGTTCACGGCGGCGCGGCATGAACGCCGCGCGGTTGTAGGCGCTCTCCACCTTATCCTTGGGAATGTGCGCCAGCATAAGGTCGATGATCGCGCGATCCCCACTCCGGCCAGCCGCGTCCGCCCGCTCGTTCATGATCGTCGAGAAGGCGGCGCGGAAGCCGTGGGGCACATGCCGTTGGAAATACCCCGACCGGATCAGCACTTGGCTGAGGGTGTTCTCCGAGATCGGCTTGTGCAGATGCCGCTCGCTGGGGAACATCAACTCGAGATCGCCGGTGAGCGGGTGCAGTGCGCGAAGCACGGCGACTGCCTGGGTCGACAGCGGCACGATATGGTCGCCGCCGACCTCCGCCTTGCGATCCTCGTCGCCTTTCATGCGCGCGGCGGGGATGCGCCAGACCGGCTCAGCCCCATTCAGGTCTTCGATCTCCGCCCAACGCGCGTGGCGAAGCTCGCCCGGACGCACGACGGTGAGGGCGAGAAGGCGAAGGGCGAGCTTCGTGCCGGCCCTGCTTCGCTCGGCTTCGCATGCAACCAGCATCTCGCGGATGCTGGTCAGGTCGGTCAAGGCTGGCTGGCGCCGGGCCCGAGGTTTCGGACTGAGTGCCTTGCCCAGGCTGGCGGCTGGATCATTGGCCGCGAGGCCAGCCGCAATCGCGTAGACGAAGACGGCGGATATACGTTGGCGCAGGCGATGGGCCGTCTCGATCGCGCCGCGGTTCTCGACCACGGTCAGCAGGTCGAGCAGCCGGGGTGCGTCGATCGACGTGATCGGCAGCGATCCGATTTCATCGAACACGTTTTCCTCGAGGCTCTCCCAGACCTTGGTCGCATGGCGCGGTGCCCACGTTCCCTTTTTCTTGTCGTACCAGGATGTCGCCACGGACCTGAACGTATTGCCCGTGGCCGACGTCTGCGCTTTCGCCGCGATCCTGCGTTCGGTGGCGGGGTCGCGACCCTCCAGCAGCATCGCCTTGGCCTCGTCACGGCGGCGGCGTGCTTCGACGAGGGTGACGGCGGGGTAGGGCCCGAACGTCAGTGTCTTCTGAGCGGGGGCATTCGGGTTCTTGGCGCTGCGGCCATAGGTGTAGTTCATCCGCCAGTGCTTGCCGCCAGCCGGGGACACATGGAGATAAAGCTGGTTGGAATCGGCCAGCTTGTATGCCGCGTCGCGGGGGCGGGCTGCCTTCACTTTTGCGTCTGTGAGCACGTCGACCTCGATACCATGTTTTCCATGGTCGTTACCATGGATCAT